TTATCACCGCTTCACTATCTGGTTCAGCTTCATCCAGGTAAGCCTCAACAGCTTCTTCAGCCCAATTGGCACGAGTGGTATATGATAAAATATTTCTCACGGTTTCTTTTTTAATCAGGTAAGCCTCAACAGCTTCTTCAGCCCAATTGGCACGAGTGGTATTTGATAAAATATTTCTCACGGTTTCTCCTTTAATTTAGCTTGGTACTCCAAGCACTGTTGGGTGATTTGCTCGATAGAAGCATTGTTGGGTAGGGTCAGTTCATCTGCCCAGGTAGGCCAGAATAGTGATAACTCCGCCCCAATCTTTACCTTGTCATGCTGAATTTCTGGTAGCTCTTGCCACCGCATTTCCTCAATCAGATTTTCGTTGACCCAATGAATGATTTCAGGGGAATCCTCGAAAACTAGGTAAATAGCGTCATGAATGAGCGCTACCGGGAGAATTGAATTGCGATAGGGAGACTTCCAGACTTTCTTCATGAAAGCGTTAGCAGCACGATTGTTGAGCAATCCATAGGACTGGCCCAGTGCATTGCCGGCAGTACGTCCTTCAGCTTCAGCTTCAAATGGCGTGCTCCGAAGCCCTAGGACAGTTTTGGCTATCAAGGGTGTACGAAGCCTCAGTCCAAAGGCGATCTTGACATAGCCGCAGGATGCGGCCTCTGTAAGGCGGTCTTGAACCCATTGGTCTGAGGCGGCATACAGTTCGTGGTAGTTACGCTCGATCTGTTTGGCTACTGCTTCAGTAAAGCCACAGTTGGCCATCAGAGTTCGCCAGGTACCCCTGTAAGTAAGTGCAAAGGTGGGAGCCTTTGACAGTTGCCGGATAGCCTCATAGAGCTTCTTGATACTGTTGATCGACTCTACGGTATCAACAATACCGGGCAATCTGTCCGGGAAGTAACTGAACGCTCGTAGGCAATGCCCATCGTATCCTTCCAGGTACACCCGCATTTTGTTGGGATCTCTGGTAGTCAGTGCAGAGATATAATCCTCGAGAGAATTAAAATCTGCCCCACCGAATATCCAACCAGCAGGAGTACCGAAACACTTCTTGATCAGTTTGCCGTAGGTAGACCCTGCAGGAATATTCTGCATATTTGGATCTGAACTACTGAGCCGACCAGACTTGGTGCCCCCCAGGTTAAAACACCCGTGCAGCCACATGATTCCATCACCTTTACGCACTGCCGCTTCAAAGGCAGGGATAAAAGAGCTGAGAATCTTGTCGGCTGTAGCGTAACCAATCAGAGCATGCAGAAGATCCAGATACTCTGGATTGACCGCATGGTTTACGAGCTTCTCCAAGGTCTCCCCACCGCATGCAGGCTGCTTGGTATCTGTCAGATCAATGACAGGTAACCCCATCAACTCATAGAGCAGGAGCTGCTTCTGTGGATTGCTGTTGGGATTAAAGCGTAAGCCAGCAAAATGAGAGAGCGGATGTTGCTTCTTCTTCAGCTTGGCATTGGCAGCTACCATGGCTTCAGTCTGTAAACGGTACTCCAGCTTCTGGATAATGGATTCCCCAAAACCAGTAGGCTGCTGAGCAAATACCTGTTCATAGCCGGCAATGATTCCTTCCAGCTCTTTACGTGCAGCAGCCACATTCTCTGGAATCAAAGGCATGCCTGTGAGTTCCATCTGAATGATGACTTGCTGGCTTGGGAGCATCAGACCGGTATACAGCTCTAGTTGCTGATCCTGCACCATGAGAGGGTAAAACTTCTCATACACGTAATTGGTAGAGATACCATCGATCAGGTTGTACTTGAGCAACTCATGCAACGGGATCTTCAGAATATTCTTGATCTCTGAATTGGCCCAGTTACCTGAGTGCGCATGCGCCAGATCTTTCAGACTGAGTGAGTTCCCTGCTGCAGAGTTTGTTGCCAGGTACGCAATGATGAGCGTGTCAGCAAAATCACGGGTAAGAACTTCCAAGCCAATGAGCAGATTTTCATTGTCGAAGTAATCATCCATCCACAGTTCGTAGATCAAGATTTTTACATCGAAGGAAGCTTTATGGAATCTCAGCTCTCCTTTGTATGTTTCAAAGAAATGCTTCAGAGCTGTTTTAACAGGGCCGTTATGTACCATCTCTCCGTATACCCCATTGATAGGGGAGGGTAGAGATACGTAGTCCACAGCAAAGGCTATGCCTTCATGCTTAGACCAAGCAAAAGTAATGGTACCAATGCCTGCTTTGTTAAACTTCAGTGATGCTGTTTCAATATCACAGCTCAGTGCTGGGTACTGATGCAGCTTACCAAGTGCTGCAGCAATCTCAACTGATGTATAGGGATACTCAGCATACTGAATAACATCTGTACCCAGTGCAGTGTAAGTGTTCTTCACCAGATCAATGAGTGTATCCATTGACATAATGAGCTTAGGCTCATTGGCTGGATTGTAGAACAGGGACTTATGGTTAACTCCCAGCACTACATGCATATCTGTATACCCTACTACAGTACATGGGAGTACATAGCCCAGGTGTACATCTGCTTTCCTACTGTTAGTTAATACCTTGAAGTATTCTGCATCAGCACAGTAGATGTACTGTACTGCCACACTTCTCAGTTCAGACAAGACAGTAACCAGCTCATCTTTGATGAACGGTACTGCTGCCTTCTTCTTACCACCATAAGAGAGCGCACCTACGATGATGTCTGCACTATCCAAACCATGTTTAGTAAAGTATGTCTCGTAGGTATGCTGAATCTCTTGTTTGTTGAATGCGCTGTCTTTTACAAGAAGCGCGATGGGATAATTGTCTGATTGACTGAAGGCGAAGGAATGCACAGTGGTTCTGTCCTTGAAGTGTGAGCAGGGGAGATGATCGTAGTGTTCACAGAAATTGAAAAATTTGCAGGACTTCCACGTTGAACAATATCATTGCGGTTGTTCCCTACCCGCAGATACGCATATTTGGTGAGATCAAATGCGTTTTGTTGTTTATCCAGCCAGCCAAAGAACTGAAATAGTTCCTGGGTCTGAACTGACCCGTCATAGATGGATTCTTGTATAAAAATCCAATAGTGACCTTGCGGGGATACATGATCTGCTGGAGCTTGGAGCAGCGTAGGCAACTCCAGTCCCAGTAAGGCATCTACTTTGATTTCATTACTGATAGCGATGATTGCATCAGATAAATAAGCCATGTGGCTCTCCTAGATTCCCAGGAGATCATCCACCTGGCGTATCTTTATTTTGATGAGGTATTTTTCATTGGCTTCTTTAAAAGCTGCCAGCTCTGAAAGAGACATCACCTTTTCTCTGTCAGGGGTGTCAAAATCCAATGCGTAAACATCATTGGTATATTTCTCAGGTAGCAGGTGCGCTATCTGAGAAAGATCCTCTGTGCTGGCGAACAGTGCTATCAAGTAGTTCTTGATGCACAGCCCCATAGAGATATCGAATTCCTTTTTCTGTTGCAGGAACCCAGCCATCCTTGGATGCAGATTGATATGCAGCGCAGGGACTCGGATTCCACGATCCACTTTCTTCTGAGTATCCGGGCGGTAATACACCTGGTTTCGGAAGGAGAAGTAGCGGTAATCCAGCCCATAAGCACTGGCGTTTAACCGCACCATGTCCCACAGCAAAGTAGTCTCGGCTTCTCTTTCAGGGTGACAGATGCTGTTGTAGAGGCTATCTATGCAGTGCTGCTTTACTTGTGGACTGAGGCTCATACAAAGTCTCCGGTGAGGATTACTTCATGGCGTGCTCGGCTGACTGCGACGTACATCATTCGAGCGATCGTGTTACCAAGATTGCACTGGCTGACATCATCTAAGTCGATGAATACTCGGTCATAGGTGCTGCCTTGGGATTTGTTGATAGTGCACGCGTAAGCTGCCCGCAGATCAATCCAGGTATCCTCAATAGTGCGTACCATGGAGAGAAAATCTTTGGCTCTAGCCCATTTCAGCTTGGCCTTCATCTCATCTCTGGATTCAGGCATGAAGAAATAAGTGAGTTTATCCAGCTCTACGTGGTAACCAGGGAGATCCATTTCTATTGCGGGGGAGATAGCCGTGATCTGCACAAGTTGATCTGTCTTGAAAGTGAATTTCTTGTGGGAGACGTGCTTGTTACAGATTGCGTAGTCATCTACTTGCAATCTTGGTTCTCCTTGTATTCTTTCACGGATGGCGTGGTTGTAATCAATGACAGTTTGATTCGTCCACGCCAACACCTTGGAGTCGTTGTTCTTCCAATCTTTTCGAGTGAATTCCGCCAGTACAGCGGCCTCAAACTCGTCGCCTTTCAGGTGCTTAATATGCACTCCATCTGGCTTAAAGTTGAAGAATTTCCCCGATGTAACTGTCTTCCTGAATTCAGTAGACAATTCTATTATGGGGTTTCCTTCCGCTTGTCTGACAACCTCGGTGAGCTTTGCCGTCTCGAAACCAGAGTTAAATACAGGGGCATCCTTCGCCCTGAAATCGACGATTTGAGCGGGGTCTCCAATGAAAAGGATTTTGCAATTGGAGGTGTGCTCAAAGATTTTCCTTATCAGTATGCGGTCAATAAAACTGGCTTCATCGATAACGATGATTGTGTTTACTATGTTAGGAACATCATTACGGCGAACTAGCATTGTCTCTTGAGTCTTGTAATTTTTACTGACACGTAGGTTAAGAAATTTGTGGATGGTTACTACATCAGCCCCTGTTATCTGGCGCAGTGCTTCTGCTGCCTTGTTAGTGGTCGCGGTGAGCTGCAGAGGCCAAGCACTCATGGGATTGGCACTGATCAATGCTTCTGTCTTGATCAGCTTGGGGAGCATGTCGATAACACGCTCAACCAGAGTGCTCTTGCCTGTGCCAGAGTAGCCCTCAAGCACAAACACTTTCTTGCTGGGATGTAGAATGAATTCGATGACTTGATCGTAAGCTTTTTGCTGTCCTGCGGAAAAGGTAACTTGTTTCATGGCAACTCCAGAAATTAAGTGAATAGGTAGCCCTACGAACTTAATTTCATAGAGTGCTGTGGGTTATTCTGGCGCGTCGAAGTGAACGATTCTGCCAAATTTGCAAGTGAAGGTCGGGTTCTTATCGATTATCCAAATGATTGGAACCTTGCAGGTGCCTGGGTAAGAGGCAAAATCACCATCAGTAAATATGATGGCAACTGCTGGTTTGTTTTCGTTGATCCAGTCAATAACGGGGGTGATGTACGTTCCGCCCCCTTTAATGAATTTGATCTCCTTGAGTTCTTGCTCAGTTTTCACGTCATCGATACAAATAATGCGGGTATCGAACTGCCCAAATTTAATACAATCTGGGTGAAGACTTTTGATTAAGCCAAGGGTTTCACTGATGAAATGCTCAGTTTGTTTTTGGGTAACAGACAAGGAGACATCGGTGAATACTGCAGCGGTACCCAACTTTTCTGCGTGCTGGGTAGACAGAACGTACTCAGGGAAATAGCGTCTGTTGGGTCTGCGGAAAGTGTGTTCCGTTTTCCCTACAGATCGGTAATACCGGCGTACAAGGGCATGCCAGGGCAATTTGGGATTGGTCAGGTTGGTGACATAGTTCTGTATATCCTGTGGCACCATGCCCCAGCCTTCTGCGGTAGCTTTGGCAAGGATTGCAGCTTTAACCAAGACACCATCAAGAAACTTGTCGGCCTTCTCTTTGGTCATGGGGCTGGGGAGGATATCCATGACGAACCCAGGTTCTGGTTCATCTGGCAGAAGGTCATAGATTTCATCTGTGGATAGGCCACGGTATTTCCTGTCCCATAACCAACGATCACCAAGGGTACAGCCTGCCAAGTAAAGCATGTCATTGATGCAGTAATCCCCGGCGCGGTTCCATTTCTGGTGATCACGTTCCCCCTCTCTCCCAATATGGCGCAAGACCACATGGGAGACTTCGTGGAGGGAAATGCTTTTACGCACAGCAGGTGACTGCGCCATGAAGTAGTCGGGGTTGTACATCACCTCAACCCCATTGACTGCTGCGGTAGGTACCTCATCAGTGAAGCGGTGCCTCAGCGACAAGGCAACAGAGGTGAAGAACGTAAACTTACGATCCTCGAGCATTTGTATCTTGGTTTTATCGAGGGCTTGAATGGCAGCTTGCATACGCCCTCCTAAGTGGGGCTGATCAGTTTGTTGACACGGTACAGCTTTCCGAACTCCACTTGGTTTTCCCAAGAGAGATTCTTTTCTCGTTCCATGTGTTTGGTGTAAATCTCAGAGATGGCTGTAAATTTGAATACCATAGAGCTAGCTCCCTTGAGTATCTTCCCGATGCTCTCTGCCCAGATATAGTCAGAGAATGCGTCAGTTTCTGCCTCTATGTAAACGCCATGGATATCGAAGCGAAGGTGTTTGCTTCCCTCAGCGAAATTCCCCCCCTTTCCCCACTCACTATCGTAGGCAATACCGAGATCTTTCAGCTGGTCCAATTTAGGCAAATCACCGTAGTTCACCTCTTCAAACTCAAAACAACATAATTCATCGCTCTGCGAAAAGTCGTCTTCAAACCTTTCATCTCGGTAAATACGCTTTATTGCCTCTGCATATTCAGTCGGCACAGTGAGGGTTACTGAAACACGATCGCCCATACAGGCTCCTTAATAGACAGCTGAGGCGAAGTCAGAACGCCACTTAATGACTGCCGGGGTAGACTTCAACTCTGGGTTACGTGCGAGCATCTCGCGCATGGTGATTACCTGGAACTCTTTTGGGAGTCTGCGGATATACACAATCATGCGATCGATGTTTGCCACTGTGGCTTGATGGGCCAATGTGCCTGTCAGTGCGTACACAGTCCCAGGCTCTTGTGGCACTGGGGTTGTGTGCGGCTGGCCCAGAATCTGAACCATCTGTGGCAAGTCTGCGTAGATCTTGGTGTAGCCGATAAACTCTCGTGCTATGCCTTCTGAGATCGTTCCTGCCAATGCTGCCAAGGTAAGATCATCATCGATACCCAGGATATGCAGATGCTTGCTGGCAGACTCCCAGGTACGCCCAGAACCAAACGTGCGATCAGGATGATCTGGTTTGAAGGTGAACAGCATCTGAGGGAAAGTTTTGATGAATGACGTAATCCAGTGGTGAATGCCATTGGCTTCTGCCCACTCGACCCATGTGTTGTTATCCATGGTCACCTCGTAGTGCGTCAGGCGCGATTGCATGGCAGTGGACATATCCTCTACGAATGCGTTGTCGGTAATCAGGTTACCTGCCGCTGCCATCATCAGGCGAGGGTGAAGCTTAGCCTGCCCCACCATGCGATCGTAGATCAGCTTGTATGCGCCTTTCTGCACAGGGCGATCTGCCAATGGCAGCTCATCCAGGAACAGCAACCAGCCGTCATAGCCCTCTGGTATGGGGTCATTTTCCAGCGGGAATGTATCGAACGGTAGGTATCCTGCTCGCTGAGTTGCCTTGTTGACGTTGGGGAAACCAACCAGGTCCACTGGATCTGAGTTGGCCAATCGAAGGTCAATCAGGAAGAGGTTGTACTCCTTTGCAAATGCAGCAGCCAAAGCGCTTTTACCGATACCTGGAGAACCCCAGAACATTGGCACAGCACCAGCACGAATGGAGGTGGACATGGCCTTGATAAACTGCCCGGTGTGAATGGTGATAGTCATGGTAATTACTCCGGGATATCTTCCCAGTGGGTGATTTTGATTGAGCCTTCAGCTAAGCCAAGGCAATGAATGTCGGTGATTCTTGGGGTGGTTTCCTCCTCATCTTCGTAGTAGCCCCACTCTCGGGCACACTTTTCTCTTGCGGCGGTACGCAGCTTCTCTGTGGTGAGCGCATGAGTGAATGGCCCTATTTCATCTATCCAAATAGTGCCGGTACCGGAAGCTTCCTGGCAGAAGGCTGTAAACACCAGAGGGGTAGTTCTCTCTGCTGCAATCTTGTAATGGAAGCCAGCCAAGCCATAGGATGCTTCCATGCCTGAAGCGCCAATCTGTCTTTGGCGTGCTGGTACACAGGGGGTGCAGATACCTTTCCCGGTATCTATATTGTGGTACTGCCGGCCCATCATGGGGCCAGCACAGATAACGCACTGCAGTTCTTTGATTGAGTTGTGGGACATATGCCCTCCAGTGAATACAGGAAAACTAAATATTGCCCGGAGGGCATAAGATCAAGGAGACTTTTACTCTGCAGGCCCACCAAATTCTGGGGCGTCTCCCTTGATGGAAATGTAGCTGGGGTACTTATTTTATTCTGGTAATTCAGCAATCGTGAAAGTTTGCGGTGACCCGCAAACGCAACAGGGTATTACTACTTCCTGTTTGGTTCCTGGGGGTATACGCGGCTCGTCATCTTCATACTCCACCCGCAGCCTTGCATTACAAACTCTACAAGGAACTGAAGTTACAGGCTGTGAATCTTCTGGTTGTTGGGTCGTTTTCATGGGAAGTCCTTAAAATTAAAATGGGGCAGGTGGGAGAGAGTTCCATCTGTCTTGGTCAGTGGGAGAACAGCTCCCTCCGAACCAAGCGGAGCGTGGAGTACTGAGTGTGGCGTCATGCTTTTGTTCTTCCTCCTCGGTCATGGGGATACCCTGCAGTCGCCTGATATTGAACAGGCATGCCGGTAGGGAACCTTGACGATGGGGGAATGGGTAAGGGGAGCACAGGCAAGTCTGTTGCTTTACCATCTCACGCTTTCGTTCGGCCTCCACAGAGCGCACACGCAATGATCGGCACTTAGGACATGCGATGGGTCGGCTGAACTTGGTGGGGTGCTTACGAAGGGTGAAGCGGTGTCTGCAGGCAGACTCCTCACAGCGATACCGGTGCCTAAACCGTGTGGTAGACCGGGAAGGTCTTTGCATGAAGACCTCCGGGAAACATTTGAATGGTGGTAAATGAGTAAGCAAGCACAACGACAACAAGCATGATCAGAAGGACTCTGCATTCTCGTGACATAGTGACTGCCTATTCTGGGTTGGTGGTGTAGCTGGCCTGAACATTCAACAAAGTGTTGTGATAGGTCATCAGGATTGAGTTGAGGCGGTTTGCGGTAAGCACAGGTAGGTATGCCATGGCTTCATTGACTGCCTCTTCCAGAGTATCTCTGGAGGGAAACAGTGACTGTTTTACCGGCAATAGAGTGCCGGAATGCGGTAGTGGCATGGGGGGGTTCCTGTATCGGTGGGGTATAGCGTAAATGGGGAAATTCTGAAAATCAGAATATCGGATGAGATGTTTTGAATACTTCTAAAAAAAGACCCTACCCGTTAGGGTAGGGGAAAGGTTTCTTACTCCACAGAGCAGCCGGAGGCTGCATCAGCACAATGCGTATGCACTCTGTCTGATCTTCTGAGGGAGACTTGTAGAGAACTTCGGGAATGTTCCCTCTCTCTTGTGCAACTGGCTCAAGATGTCACTGATGACATTGCTCTCTGCCAGTTGTGCAAGGATCTCTCTGTAGTGCTTCCTGACATGGTTTAGGTTATTGGGATGTGCCCTGAAGTCATCGTGAACGGTGACAATGGGGAACGGCTTGTGTTCCAGCATACTGGTGATGATCTGGTTGAGCTGTCTGAGGTGGTTCTCACCCATGCAGATAACATCTTCCTCTGTCAGATGGGGGATCATCACAATGTCGGGCATGTTGCTACGCCTGTATTGCTCACAGTAATACTGAGTCATCCTGCTTGGATGGGCATAGTTACGACTCTGCTGTTGTCCAAAGGCTCGCTCCAGTAGCTCCCACTCAATGAGCTGCTGGGCTGCTACCATGATATCCGCGTCGTAATTACAACGACGAACCAACGAACGCAGCACATAGCCATCCAAGCTATGCACCACATTGGCAGCATTCTTTACTCCAGATGGTTCCCCCTCATTAACGTAATACACGTAGGTGAAGGTAGCGTGATCCAGCTCATCCACTTCAATGCGGGTCTCTACCTCCTGCATGACCTTTACCCGTGCATCATAGCCATCGGGTAACTTCCATGCGTGAAGTAGAGCATCTTCCTGCCATGATTGGAGCAGTGCTTCAAGCAGCTCACATGGCCCTGGAGCCAGTTCATACAGCGCCTGGTAGAAGGCATTGAGTTCATCTGTGCCCTCACCGAATACCTTTATTGGTTCAGCCTTGGAGCCATACAGAGAAGTCATCGTAGCTTGCTTGATGTTATCCCTGTCTGAGTCATCCAGTGTCTTGCCAAGGATGCGAGACATGATCTTGGTGCAGTCGGTATACGCGTCTGCTCGCCTGTTGGGGTCTATTAAGCCAGTAGCTTCAGCCCCCTTTAAGCAGCCTGTTACCGCGGCCATGAGCTGCATTCCTGAGCACACAGCGTCCAGTCCAACAAGATGGCCAGATGGCTCACCGCGCTGTGCTGCACGTACTGCCATGACAGCTTTGATGTACAGTGGTCGCTCCTTCCAGACTTGATATTCCGCTACAATTTCCAAGTCAGTCAGATTCTCTGTAGCCCACGCAATGCGCTCCTCGAATACCTTCTTGTCGAGGCCAAATGGACTGTTGTTTGCTACGTCGATCAGTAAATATTCCCAGCCTGAATACTCTTTCATTGGTTTTTCCTCGGGATGCCCATTGCTTCACGGTAGGCTACGGTTTTCATACAGGTAGGTAATTTGATTGCTTTGGTTCATCCGGGCACTCCATTGATGATCTCCTTGTCTGCCAGCTCAATCATGGCTTTCTTGAAGGCACTGCCTTGAGAAGATACGTGGTATCCCTGAGCGTAGAGCCTTCCCCGTTTATCTTCCTTGTGCGTTAGCCAGAAGCGATTCCCTTGCTTTGCGAGCAGCTCATACACCTGATAGCTCTGTGCCTTGAACTCATTCCAGGCATTGCGCTGATCGATGTTGATAAGCTTCTCCTTGGGTTCTTCCTCCACAGTGCTGAGGAACTTCAGATCAAGGCTTAATGGGATAGCATTCTGGGTGTTGATAACATCCAGACACAGATCCCCTGAGTGACTGTTCCCCATGCCCAACATTAAATTGTCATTGAATGTCAGGTAGGGACTTTCATTGTTGGTGCGTACCTCAGAAGGGGCACACACCATAGGAGGCAGGTACAGCGATCGAGCGATGGCATCACTCAACTCTGGTGGCAGAGTCAGACAACTGACAACCTGTAGACTGGCTTGAGGCGTAAGCTTCACGATGTCGTAAACATCAGTTCTGTATAGCACAGCCACTATCTCAGCGATGGTAGCGATGCTGTCTTTCTTGTCATCGAAGCCAAGCCTGCCGGCCAGTTTCCCTGTGACTGCTACGAACAGCTCAGGTGTTTGGCAGTAGGAAGTTTCCACGAATACATCAAGCACAAGGGATGCTAAATCCATCCCCCGTATCTGATCCAATCGTGCTTGCTTACTGGCAAAGTAAGTCGTACTAAGCCACTGTGTCAGAAGCTGCACACCATAGGTTATGCGCTCTGTAGCCTGCTTCTCTTGGTAGAGTTTGCGCAGGTAGCCATCGATATGCTTCCTACAAAACAGATACTCATTACTGCGTTGCATGTCCATCGGCAGCATTAAGCCAAAGGACTGCAACTGTGCTACGCGTTCCTCTTGCATGTGAAACTCCTCACTCAGCCCACTGGGCTACTTGTAAACAGGTGAAGCCCAATTCCCGCCACATATCAACAACACGTTGGCGGTCATCAAGGCAGAAGAGGGTATTTTCTGGGGTCAAGCCAAGAGCCTTGATCATGTCCTTTTTGACCAGTACATCATCCCGGCGATCGCCAATGGCTCTCATACTCAATGAGTGGTAGTGCGCCAGATATCTGGACAACCACTCTATGGTGCTGTCGTATGCCGCCATGTTGCGGCCACTGACGATATGGATCGTGTACATACAAGTATCAGCGAGGGTATTTACCAGCTGAATGATGTCTTCCTTGGGCAGATCATCTATGCACTCAGCGTGGAAAGCCTCCCAGTTTTTAGGCATGGTTTTAATGTGGTGCAGTCGGTGGGTCAGATCAGCAAGGGTGCCGTCCAAATCTACGATAATGTTTGTTTTCATGGTTTGCCCTCAGATGAATTTACAGTTGACTGGCAATTCTTCCGGGAACAGCGGACGGATATCCTTTTCCCAGTCATAACCAGCAAGGCCGCAGCCCACTCTGGTGATATTGAATTGAAGCTTTGTGCATGCCCTAGCTACCTTCAGGAATTGATCTACGTGATACGCAATGGTGCTTAAACACAGCACCTTGAGTTCACGATTCTTGGTGGGGATTGCATAGCTGTTGCCCTGCAAACCAATGCCTTGGCCATAGACTGCCCCGTAGTGCCTTCTTGCGTGCAAAGCAGCACCCATGCCGTGTCTACCGGCCAGATTACTGCCGAATACAAATACCTCGCGCATAAATTTCTCCAATAGTTAAATGGCTGTCTATGAGCGTAAGCGACAGGAGATAGCACAGGACTGTGTGTAGGTGTGTAGAGGGAAGAAAGGAAAACCACCTACCCCCGAAGGATAGGTGGCTTAACCAGATTACACGGAGGGTTGTACGGGAGCTTCCAGCGAAGGCAGCACGAAGGCAGAGCTTTCCTTGCGCTCTGCGCTGTTGAAGCTGAACGCCGCAGTTTGCATCAGTGCGCTGATGTTGGCGGGGTTCTCAGCGAGCCACTCCAACAGCTCTGGCTCAGCCGCTGTCAATTTAATGGCACCCAGCTTACGGGTTCCTCCACCAGCCTTGGGCAGGTCGATGTTGATGTAGCCAAGTACATCATTGCGTGCAGCAGTGGCATTGCGATTTCCGAAAGTCGGTTTGGTTTTGAACATTGACGACATGATAAATCTCCATAGGTAGTTTGTGGTGAAGCGTGGTTATTAAGAGCGTAAGCGATTGTTTTTATTTTTGAAGCTGTAATAAGTAGCGCAGGAACCCCCACAGGAGAGCTGTGTAAGGAATATACAGCGTGTGACTCCCCGCCACAAGAGGAACTATTCATAAGAATCGGGATCGTAGTGTTCGAGAAATTCTTCCAAGTCCGGCTCAGAACACCGAAGATGATTCAGATCACCTGTGTCTTCGATTGGAATACGGATATTCCTCGTTAGTGACTCTGCATTGCGAGTCGTCTTTCGGTAGGTGGGTTGTTGTTGCATAGGTAATACTCCAATGGTTTGGTGACTTCATAATGGGTACAACGGGGATTTAATTCAGGAGTTAATACGGGCCGGGAATGTAGATGTAGAACACGAGAGTTGAGGCCATGACGGTGACATAAATGGCACCGTCTCTGATGTTCCCCCAACGTAGCTTACGGATATCCTTACAGCGCCTGCACTCGCATACTTTCTTGTTCTTGAACATGGTGTCTCCTGGGGATGACATCAAAAGTTGATTTGGATGGGGCAGCTACATACTCAATTCCTGCCTGGAACAGCTGAACTGTCTCTGGCAGTTGAGTATCTAAAGCGTGCTGCATGTACTGCATTGCGTGTTGCCCCACCAGCACTGTTGATTCAGTGCCAGTGGCATCGGTTACACGCAACTGAGCGAACAGTCGCGGGTTGAACATACGATTCTCCTGATGGGTGAATGAGCCTGCGCCTTAAGAGCGCAAGCGATTCAGTAAGGTGGGAATAATTTGTCATGCTCTTCCTGCGTGAGCAGTTTGTAGCCATCACGGAGGAGCAATGCGTACACCTCACGCAGCTCCTTGAGAGGGATGAGGTTGTGGAGTTCACCAGTACCGGTGGACTCCGTAATAACCTTGAGCTTGTCTCCATTTTCACGATCGGCGTGATATCTGGCAGTGAACCAAGAGCCTGTACCAGCACGGTTCTTGCCAGTACCTTCGTGCCACACGTAGACCTGCGCAAACACAGGGAAGTCTCCCTGGTCATTGAAGAAGGAGTAGATGTGGTCAACGATCTGATCATTCAGATCACGCTGCTGCATTGGAAATGCCTTGCCTGAGCCTGCACATCTGAAGCATGTACCGTGATCTACATGCGCGAACATGGTGAGCTTTCCAGACCCACCACATTTCTGACAGTCAACTTTGATCAACGGAATACTCTCCAGTATTTAACTTCATCGTAGAGACATACCAGACTTGCTATGGTGAGCAAGGCTCCATATGCGAGCAACAGGGTATGCGCCCAAGGGAAACTGTTCGTATCGCCTTCTGGTGACCACTGGAGAAGCCCAATGGTGCAAGCCAAGAAGAATAAGCAAAGGGCTGCGTACATCAATGCAACAACGATGTTTCTATAGTGGATCATGATTAAATCTCCAAGAGGCCCGAAGGCCTCAGATGAATGTGGATTAGAATTGGTCTGACCAACCAAGGTCTGATGGATCAGCAGGATTGCCGGTCATTTGAGCTTCGAGATCGGCCACCAACTCTGCCTGGAACTGCTCGTAGCTCATCTCTGCATCAGGGTCTATCTGATCGTCTACTTCATCCCAGTCGGAGTGGTGGTAGTCACCATCACCACTGTCAGGGGCTTCCATTGATTCATCGATGATGTACTGCTGAACTTGGGTAATGCTCATAGCGTTGCTCCAAGGGGATCGAATGATCCCCGTATAGTTGAATTGAATTAGAACTTGCAGTGCCAACGGTTGTTGGCGAAGTAGCAATGCAGAACGCCTTCATTAAGAGTGACGTGGATACCGTCCTCCGGTTCAGCGAACTCCATATCGATCCACGTAATAGCTGGACGGGACTTCCACAGGTACTCCATGAAGTCGTCTGCGGTTTTACCAGACTTGATGAATGAAGCCTGAAGCCTCTCACCGTACTGATCTGTCATTGCGTTGCGCATAGCGGTAGCTCCAATAGTTAAATGAATGAGTGCCACCCTCTAAGGTGGCGTGGTGTTAGATGGACACTCCATTCCAGTTTGCTGTGAGTAAGACTGCTACGGGGTGAAACTGGAAGTAAACTCCGTAGATCCGGCTTAAGAGCGTAAGCGAGTAGTTAGCAGGAGTAGAGCATAAGAACTGTTCTATGGTGTTCCCTTATCCTTCTTACAAACTGCCTAGTGTCCTTGGTGTGTAGTGTGTAAAGGTGTATGTGTGTAAGGGGAAAGAGATATCCCTATACCCGTGAGGGTATAGGGTATCGGCTAAGGAGCGGTAAGGGCGAGCTGAGCCTCGATGTCACGCAGACCAGCTGCGTTCTTGAGTCTACCAGCGGATACCTCGTTGACGACTACTTCTTCAACGTATATGAGCGTGGTGTCGGCTATGTTAACCACTCGGTTAACAAGGCCAATGGTCTTGCTTACGAATGCCCAGAATACTACCCATGCGTTTACCATGTTGATCTCCTGATCAGGGTGATTGGTGACCGGAATGGCCACCAGTCTAAGAGCGCAAGCGTGGGGTTGATTGGTAGTGGGGTAGGGGTACCCTAAAAGTTATACGGAGTGATAGGGGGGGGGGTGGTTTGTGGTTTTGCTCTTGCAGAGCTAGTACTACACTCGGAGGTCCATAAAAAAAATTTGAGAAATGCGAGGGTACCCTTTCTATGTCGGCGCTTAGTAGAGTAAGACTCTACTATCCATAAGCTCTATTCCAATGTAGCTATCTACACCACACACAGGACGGAGGCCTGACTGCTTTGATGCTACCAGTCCACTGGTACTTCCTCCTCTGAGTACGCTACATAGTAGCCATGTCTTAGTTCACCATAGTGTCCCTTGTTATCAAGCACTACTCCATTACCTTCAGACTGTAGTGCTATCCCCTTGAAGCCATGCTTAGGATTAAGTCCAGCTAACTCTAGGATAGTCTTATGATCTGTAATGATCTCTTGACCATCTTGAGTTAACTTACATACATACAGTTGTATGATGTGCACTGTTACTCACCTCCTTCAATGAGTGCTCTAGCTACGTTCTCTTTACCTAAGTAATACACTTCTACTTTAGTACCGTTGTTTAACTTGGCTCTCTCTACATGGAACCAGCTTGTGTTGATCAGTGCTCTCCTATGTCTACGTGCTGTGTGCTCTGTCCATCCGAAGTAAGCAGCCGTTACATCGTCGGCTATCTTCACATCCTCTATGCTGGCAAGGCGTAGATAGTATTCAAATAATACCAAGCCATGTACACCAACCTCTGCTACCAGTGAGATACGTTCCTCTCTACGAAGACTGTACTTGGTGGGGTATGGGTCTCTGATTTTCTCGCGCACGTACTTGAACTTTTCCATAGGAAATACCTGATAAGCGGGGGGAAAAACAGCATAACAAATGTGCTCAAAAACTACTATGAATTTGAGCACATCTGCTCAAAAATGGGGGGTAATTTGAGCACATCTGCTCAGTGTTTTTTTGGTAAGTGATTGATTTATATATGGTTAATCTGAGAGAAACCCCTCTTAGATATTATAGGGGTACATTCCAGACAATCCTCCGAGCCGATGCCTGTGTATAATCCTAACCAAAACACCAGTGCCCCAAGTGGCGAGCGCAGCGAAGGCCACGCCGGGAGTGCTGGTGTTTTGGTTAGGTAATAGCCCAAGTAGACTTATGAAACAAATAGCGGATATGTGCCCAACGAAAGGCGGATATGTTTATGTACTCCGATTGGAGGATGGGTGTTGGTACGCGGGGCTTACCCATACAGCGGGGGTAAGAGCACAATTCCGGCAATTGTGGGGCACCCCCCCAAACACTTTTATAGTTGGTTTCGTTTACAGGATTGTCTCGATTGGGCTACCACTAAATGCCCGCGGCGCTACAGGCGTAAACGCATTGACCGGGGTATAGCGATGAGCACGGAAGCGGAACAGGCTGAGGCGAAGGATTGGCAATAATAGATATAAGCGCGTAAGGTCCAACCTCACTCGTCAATATAGGGATACCCCATGCGTAAGATATTATGTTCTATGTTACTGGCTTCAATGGCAGGGGGATGTTCCACCATGCTCCCGCACTACAAGATGGATGCAGACTTCGCTGAGGTTGCTGGGATTACCGTAGGGATAATGAATGTATGTGGCCCTGCTGGGTATATGGACAGAGAGTTGGCAGTAGAATACGTGACCTCATTGGATGCGCTCAGTGATGTAGCCGTCTTCAGCGTAGACGAGGTACGCCAGAGTATCGATGTGGTCGCTGCAGAATTTGGGGCATACCCGCATGATGAAATGGTAAGCCTATGCAGACAGATGGAAGCCCTCCTCCCGGAGAAGATTGCCCATCTTCAGGATAACTACCAGCGGGCATCATCTTTCTTGGCTTCCTCTGGTAGCACGTATGTGCCGGTGCCCAGGTTAACTATTCCTGATTTCACTCCCCCTGTTTACACTCGATCTACTCCTGCTCCTGCCCCCCAACAATCTACCCCTTCCAGTGCATTGATCCGTACCCCTGATGGTGATGGTTTGGTGCAATGTATCTTTGGGGATAACGATTACGTTTACTGTCACTGAAATATCCCAGCAATCTCCTGACGGTGGTTGGATAATCTTGCCACTGATCACGGAGGTTATTGCGATCCTGCCCGCTGTAGAAGGTAAGACATCTCTGCCCACCTGTAAGTAATTCCGCACGTAGTCCTTGCTCCTGCAATATGGTTTCACCGCACCCCCTTGCCCCACTTCGGTGGGGACTTTTTATTTCCCAGAAAAATAATTTAAGTCTCCCTACAGTAGGCCCAACTGCACCACGGGGGTAACGATGGACTTAATGACAATAGACCAATTCAGGCAGGCACTGCCGGATCAGGTTAAGAAATCAATCAACCCAGCGGTCATCGCGCAGATCACGGCAACACTTGCTGACCCTGATATGTACGAGACCTACCGGGAGAATCTGCTGAGCTATGCGAATGTCATGGCAGATGGGCGATTCAAGATCACTGGCTACATCTCTGCAGTGAAGTTTGTAAGCCATAAGCTGATGGGCAAGACAGACCTTGCTGCATTCACGGTGACCTTCCCCGAGAAGATTACAGACTGGACTACCCGCGGCGTAGTGGGCAAAGACATTGCCAGCTATGTATCAGCCTTTGCTAAATCCAAGATGGTTTGTCTGATCATGGAGCAGAGCCTGATACCCAGTTGGGTACTCAACCAGGATCTGTACCAGAAGGCACTCAATGTGCAGGCGGATCTGATGATGACAGCCAACAGTGAGAAGGTACGCACCGATGCAGCCAACTCATTGCTGACTCACCTGAAGATGCCAGAGACACAGAAGGTTGAGCTGGACATCGGCATCAAGAAGGACAGCAGTATTGATGCGCTACGCCAAGCAACCTTTGCCCTGGCTGAACAGCAACGTCAGCAGATTGTCACCGGGATATCCAGCGCACACACGATAGCCCAGAGCGCCATCATCATCGAAGGGGAGCGCGTTGATTGAGTAATGACGCCTTCGATGTGCTGGCTACCCTGAAGGTAGAGGATTACCTGAATCAGGTCAGCTATGTCGATGACCCTGACTATGTTCCATCTGGTTTCTCCCTGCAGTTCATCACCTTCGTGAAGCTGATTCACGGCGTAGGCGGAGCAGAGAACAAGACTCCGGTCATGCACTTTAAAATGCTGGATACTGTTACCCACGGGGAAACCAGGATAGCGAACCTGTGTCACCGCGGTTCCGCAAAGACCACGGTGATGGCGCAGTACCTGATTCTCTATATCGCGGTGTATGGTGAGTTGCCCAACCTGGCTGATATCAAGTACACCCTGTATGTCTCCGACAGTATGGAGAACGGGGTGAAGAAGATGCGCCTGCGACTGGAGCAAATGTGGGATCAGAGTCCCTTCCTCCAAGAGTTCCTGCCCATCACGAAGTTCACTGATGTACGGTGGTATTTCAAGAATGCGGATGGACGTGAGTTTGTGGTGACCGGTCACGGTGCAAAGACGGGAGTACGGGGTACAGTCGAACTAAACTCCAGACCCCAACTGGCGCTACTCGATGACCTGTTCTCCGATGAAGATGCACGCTCCCCTACGATTATCTCCTCAGTAGAGGACACGGTGTACAACGCCATCACCTATGCGCTGCACCCCAACCGCAACATGATTATCTGGTCAGGTACTCCCTTCAATTCCCGCGATCCACTGTACAAAGCAGTCGAGTCAGGGGCATGGGCAGTGAACGTGTTCCCCGTATGCGAGCATTTCCCCTGTTCTCGAGAGGACTTCAAGGGTTCATGGGAAGACCGGTTCAATTACGACTACGTGAAGAAAGCCTACGAGATAGCGATGAAGGCCGGCAAGATCTCTGGCTTCAACCAGGAGCTGATGCTGCGCATCATGTCCGATGAAGATCGTCTGATTCTGGACAATGACATCTGTTGGTACCAGCACAGCGCGGTACTCAAGTTCAAGCCCAGGTTTAATTTCTATATCACCACTGACTTTGCCACCAGTGAGAAACAGTCCAGTGACTTCTCGGTGATCAACGTATGGGCACTGAACCATAATGGTGATTGGTACTGGGCAGATGGGGTGTGCAAGCGACAGCTGATGGATAAAAACGTGGATGATTTGTTCAGGCTGGCCCAGACGTACAACCCACAACAGGTAGGCATTGAAGTCAGTGGACAACAGGGCGGCTTCATTCCCTGGATTCAGCGAGAAATGCTCACCCGCAATATCTATTTCACCCTGGCTTCAGATAACAACGAAGGTAGGCCCGGAATACGCCCGACCACCAACAAGATGGTGAGATTCAACGTGGTGGTGCCGTGGTTTAAGAGCCACAAGATGTTCTTCCCCTCTGAGAAACGTGGCAGCACGGAGTTATCTGAAGGATTGAACGAGCTTTCATTGGCTTCCCCTGGTGGATTTCGCAGCAAGCACGATGACTTTATCGATACCATCTCTATGCTGCCCTTGCTGCAAACCTGGAGGCCATCACAAGTCATTGAGTTGACCCAAGATGACTCCGGTGTATGGGGCGAAGAGATGGAAGACAACACCAACCGCTCACTCAGTTCCTACGTGGTATGAGGATTTACCCCTATGACTTTAGATGATGTCTACTCCCAGCTAGTAAATGGAGAAATGCGCCACCTGTATATGGATGCAGCCGGCGTGCCAGTGGCAGAATTGCCAGTGGACAAGCGCAGGCACCTGCTCTGGTCTATTCAGCTTGGTTTGACTGAGCTGCATAAAAGATTCCTGTTGCGGGAGGGGGAATTTACACTCGATCTGGTGGATGGGCAGCAGAGTTATGTGCTGGATAAGCGGTATGCCCAGAGTAATACGCAATCAACAGAAACCAATAAATATATTGACGACGCCCAGTGGAATTTCGTCAATGATCTGATCAAAGTTGAGCGGGCATACGATGCTGAAGGAACGGAGCTGAGCATCAACATTGTGGGGGATGAGGATTCCCTGCGTACCCCGACATACAACTCACTGATTGTCCCAACAACCAACGAAAGCGCCACGATTCGTGTGATTTACCGGGCAGATCACCCGGCGATATCGCCCCAGATTGCCAGCGGTGCCCCGATTGCGGTGGATATTCAGCTGCCGCCATCATATCTGGAAGCCCTGCTGTTTTACGTGGCAGCACGGGCACTCACGCCAGTGGGAATGGTCAATGAATTTCATGAGGGCAGTCACTACACCATGAAATTTGAGAATAGCTGTGCGCTGCTCAATGCAACTGGCTTCAAGGTGGAGACGGCAGGGATAAATAACAGGCTGGAGCGTAACGGCTGGGTATAAAAAAAGGGCCGAGTGGCCCTTTTTCATTTCTGGCTTGGGGTTACTTTACAACAACCCAGTCCTCTGCCAGCAAGTCAGTCTGTGAGGCAAGCCAAGGAACTATCTTGCCATCGGCAGTACGCATGTCAATGTGTGGGCAGTAGTCTACCTGTGTGCCCTCTGGGTAAATCCCCAGCAGTGGCGCACGATTGACAGTGAAGGTTGAGCCGGGAACCAGGAACAGAAACATCCCTTTCCCGTTCCAACCTTGCCGAGCAATCTTTTGCCCTTGGCGCACCAGCAACAGTGCATCACTGAAGTTCAGCAAACCAATCATCTTGTAGGCCCGCTGGAATACTTCTTTGGGGGACCAACTGACGTAGCCTGTGTGGTTTGGATGGTTTTGTTTACCCCCATCCAGATACTCTATCAAGAATCCTTCGTCTGCTCCGTCCTCATCGATCGGAAGTTCCCAACCACGGTAACTGTTGTACGCTCCCCGAGTCATCGGCACAGCTCCAACATACTTCACGCCCAGATACATCGTCATACCATCTTGCATATTGTTCCCCTTGTTTTGTTATTTATAACGCCCTGAATTGAGCTGGCCTACAACCTTAAAGGGGCGCAAATAAATTTTCCCAGAAATTTATAAATCCGTTTGCCACTATGTTCCCAAGAATCTTCTTGGAGCCTGCCCATGGCCGAACAGACAAATGAACTCCCTGCACTGGTGCCCCTTAACGACTGGGTAAATGCCCCTTTGCTGTCAGACCTGCAGGCTGATTTACGAGCGGCGAAGCCCATACATGACGCGCAAGTAATTAAGATCAATGGCTGGCTGGATAACTTGAATGTCACCGGTGCAGCGAAGGTCAACACGCCCACTGGGTCATCCAAGATAGTGCCCAGGCTTATCCGTAAGCAGGCGGAGTGGCGTTACGCTGCACTATCTGAACCATTCCTGAGTGTGCCTGTGTTGTTCACTGCTGCCCCGGTAAGCTGGGAAGACAAGAAGGCTGCCCAGCAAAATGCGCTGGTGCTGAACTCACAATTCAATACCAAGATAGACAAGGTAAAGTTTATCGATGAGTACGTCCGTACCGCGGTAGATGAAGGCACTGTAACAGTGAAGGTGTGTTGGATATTTGAGGAGGAGCAATACGAGTATGCCGCTCCGATCGTAGCGCTGACTCCCGATGAAACCCTCATTGAACTATTTCAAGAACTGCAGCAGCTGCAGGAAACAGATCCCAATGGCTTCATGCGGGATGTCCCTGAAGAACTGCAAATTGCTTTGGATTATTCCCTGCAAACCGGTGTTCCCCACCGCCCTACTGTAACGGGCACGAAGAATGAAACCCGCACCCGTATTGTGGCGAACAAGCCAAGCCTGGAAGTGTGTGATTACCGTAATTTAGTGATAGACCCGAGCTGTAAAGGTGTGTTGGCTGACGCTGCCTTTATTATCTACAGCTTTGAGTCCACCATGTCAGCGCTGCGAAAGGATAAGCGGTACAAAAATTTGGACCACATCAATGTAAGTTCAGCCAGCGCACTAGCGGAGCCAGACTATGCCACCGATACTCCTTCAGATTTTTCAGTTCATGATCAGACCCGTAAAAAGATTGTCGTTCATGAATACTGGGGATATAGGGATTATAACGATACTGGTATTGCTGAACCTTTTGTATGCTCATGGGTGAGTAACACCACTATCCGTCAGGAAAAAAATCCGTTCCCTGACAAGAAACATCCTTTCGTCACTGCTCAATACTTACCAGTACGTCGCAAGACTCACGGTGAGCCAGATGGCTTACTGATTGAGGACAACCAACGTGTAGCCGGTGCGGTCACCCGCGGGATGATTGATCTGATGGCCAAGAGCGCCAACAGTCAGACCGGTACCCGCAAAGATGCACTTGATCTTACCAACCGTCGCAAGTTTGAACGTGGTATGGACTACGAGTTCAACCCCAGTGTTAACCCTGACACCGCGTTTTATACCCATAAATTCCCGGAGATACCCGCCTCTGCACAGTTCATGTTGCAACTGCAGAACATGGAGGCTGAATCTCTCACGGGCGTGAAGTCATTCTCTGGCGGCATCTCTGGTGCTGGCCTGGGAGATGTGGCTGTGGGTGTGCGTGGCGCATTGGATGCAGCCTCCAAGCGTGAGCTGGGTATCTTGCGAAGACTGGCAGCGGGCATTGTGGAGATTGGTAAAAAGATCATCGCAATGAACGGCGAGTACCTCGGAGAAGAGGAAGTAATCCGCATCACGAACGAAGAGTTCGTAAAGGTGCGCAAAGACGAGTTGGTTGGGGAGTTTGACCTTACCCTGACCATTACCACGGCAGAGGAAGACAACGCCAAGGCAGAAGAACTGTCCTTCATGCTGCAGACATTGGGGCCAAACGCTGACCCTGAGATGACTCGCATGATCATGGCGGATATTGCCCGCCTGAGAAAGATGCCTGACCTGGCCAAGAAGCTGGAAGAGTTCCAGCCTACACCAGATCCGATGCAAGAGCAGATACAACAGCTGACTATCCAGAAGCTACAAGCTGAAGTCGCTGAGATAAACGCCAGAGCTATGAGCCTACAAGCTGGTGCTCAGTTGGATCAAGCAAAGGTAGGCACAGAAGGGGCTAAAGCAAGACAGCTGTCAAGCAATGCAGACAAGACTGATCTGGACTTTGTTGAGCAGGAATCCGGTGTGACTCAGGAACGTGAGTTGCAGCAGCATGGTGCTCAAGCTGCAGCCAACATTGAGCTGAAGAGGGAAGACCACAAGTTGAAGATGCAGAGTGACAATCGCACTCAATTGAAAGCGTTCTTAAAAAATCCCAGATAATTGTTTTTTGATTGGGTATGTTCGCGCCAGTTACACCTATTACCTAACTAGCACTGATACGGGAAGACTATGATCGCAGAACAAATACAACAAGTAGAGTTGAATATTCAACAAGCTGAGGAGTTTGTTGAACGGGGGAATACATTACGCCGTCTGACTGAGAATCCCGATTTCATTGCGGTTATCCGCAAAGGTTATCTGGAAACCGAGGCGATCAGACTGGTGCATCTGAGGGCATCGCCCAGCAGAAATAGTAAAGAGCTGCAAGATGAAATCATGAAGGAGATCGATGGCATTGGTTCGCTGCTTGGTTACTTCCGTGCAATTGAACACTCATCTGTAATGGCTCAACAGGCTATTACAGCAGACAAAGAAACTCTGTTTGAGCTGGAGACTGAGCAAGCACAGGGAGGCACTCTCTGATGACTACGGCAACCGGTGATATCGAGTTGATTGAAGATGACGACACTCTTGTAGAGGAAGGCAGCAATGAGTTCCTGGAGATGTCCGACGAAGAGTTTCTTGCGTTGGATTTTGCGACCACCAATCCGGTAGTTGCCCCAGTAGTTGAAGCTGCTGCGGCTGTGGAAACACCTCCAGTAGTTACCCCAGTGGCGGCTAATACACCAGTCGCTGCCCCTGCGGTGGAAGCCCCACCTGCAGAGGGTGCCGCACCAGTGGTTGAACCACCTGCTGCAGTCAATTATCAGGAAGCTTACGAGAAACTCACTGCACCGTTCCGTGCCAACGGCAAGGACATGCAGGTAGAAAACGTAGATGAGGCCATTCGACTGATGCAGTTGGGGGCCAACTACAACAAGAAGATGGCAGCTCTGAAGCCTGGTTTGAAAGCGCTGAAGATGCTCGAGAACAACGGATTACTGGATGAGGGCAAGCTCTCATTCTTGATTGACGTGAACAAGAAAGATCCGGCAGCGATTACCCGACTGTTGAAGGACAGTGGGCTAGACCCGCTCAACCTGGATCTGGAAAAAGCAGATGATTACAGAGCGTCTTCTTACACTGTGGCCGATGTCGAGTTGGATTTGGATAGCGTACTGGAGGAGTTGAAAGACTCTCCGACCTACACCAAAACCCTTGATCTGGTCAGCACTAAGTGGGACGCGATAAGCCGTAAAACTGTTGCCAATACCCCGCAACTCTTGAAAGTGATAGACGGCCATATGGCCACTGGCGTCTACCCCTTGATCAGCACTGCGCTGGAAAAACAACGAATGCTCGGCACATTGAATGGCCTGACAGATATCGAAGCCTACCAAAAGGTAGGGGATGAGCTACACGCAAAGGGAGCCTTTAACCACTTGTTCCAACCTAAAGTGGAAAAGCCTGCTGCCATTGTTGTGACCGCCACTCCCAAAGCTGCCGATACTGGCTTGAATGATCGCAGACGCGCTGCAGCTCCAACCCGCTCAATGTCCGTGGTGAAAACTGATGACCAGTTCAATCCATTGGCAATGTCGGACGAGGAGTTCAGCAAGACAATGGGAAACCAATTTTAAGGTGACATATGCCACAAATTTATAATGATCCGGCCGGTGGTAGTGCTTCTACCATCGGTCCACAGATGAACACTTTCCATTACGACAAGAAAGCTTTGATCGAAATGGTGAAGGAGCAGTATTTCACTCAGACTGCTGACGCGACTTCCATGCCCAAGAACATGGGCAAGAAGATCAAGAAGTTTCATTACCTGCCAATGCTCGATGATGAAAACATCAACGATCAGGGTATTGACGCTGCTGGGGCCACCATCACCAACAACTGGGAAGTGCGCTTCCGTGCCTCCACTACTGTGATGACTTTTGCTCTGGAAGCCAATGCCACTGCAGTACAGGCAGCGGTTGCCGGCTCTGTCAAGTCTGGCACCGTTACACCTTGGACAGTCACATTGTCAGCTGCGGCTACCCGCATTGTCGTGACCACACAAGGGGTGGCGAACAAAATTGCCATCGACAGCAATCTGTTGGGTACCCAGGTAAGCCAGTTGAGCGGTAACCTGTATGGCTCCAGCAAAGACGTAGGTACCATCTCTGGCAAGCTTCCAGCTCTGTCTGAGACCGGTGGCCGCGTTAACCGTGTTGGCTTTAAGCGTAAGGAAATCGAAGGCACCATGGAGAAGTTCGGCTTCTTCGATGAGTACACCAGAGACTCTCTGGACTTCGACTCTGATCCCGACCTGCAGATGCACATTCGTCGTGAGATGTTGGCCGGTGCCAACGAAATGACCGAAGACGCCCTGCAGATCGACTTGCTGAACAGTGCTGGTGTTCTGCGCTATGCAGGTGATGCAACATCTGCAACTACGCTCGATGCAACGGATTTGGTGGACTACGCTGACCTGCTGCGTCTTGCCATTGAACTGGACAACAACCGTACACCGAAGCAAACCAAGATCATCACTGGTACCCGCCTGGTCGATACCAAGACAATCTATGGTGGCCGCGTGATGTACATCGGCTCTGAGCTGATTCCGACATTGCGTGCAATGGTAGATCTGCACAATAACGAAGCCTTCATCCCTGTCCACAAGTACGCTGCAGGCACTACGGTGCTCAATGGCGAGATTGGTTCTATCGACCAGTTCCGCATTGTAGTTGTGCCCGAGATGATGAAGTGGGCGGGTGCTGGCGCAACTGCTGCAGCTACCGCAACACATTACGAAACCGGCAATGCGTATGACGTGTTCCCGATGCTCGTAGTGGGCGAAGGTGCCTACACTACCATTGGTTTCCAGACTGATGGTAAGAGCACGAAGTTCAGCATCATCCACGTTCCGCCCGGTGAGAAGAGTGCGGATACCACGAATCCTTACGGCGAGATTGGCTTCATGTCAATCAAGTGGTGGTACGGCTTCCTGCTGCAACGTGCTGAGCGCATTGGTCTGATCAAGACTACTGCAACGCTGTAATGAGACCGGGGGGTAGATTCTGTTGAGTCTACCCTCCAGCTCTTAATTGGACTACTTAACGGAGTAATCAAATGTCTGACGAAAACCAAGAAGAGCTATCGGGTCAAGATGAGCTGGCCACGTTAAAAGCTCGTGCAACATTGTTGGGGATCAAGTTTCATCCAAGCATTGGCTTGGAGAGTCTGAAAGAAAAGATCAAAGCCGGTCTGAGTGATGAACCAGACGATGGGCCTGTGCCGCCTGCTGAGATTGAGGCAGCTGCTCCAGCTCTGACCGCTGGGCAGCTTGCTGCTGCGAAGAAGCGTGAGGCCGCAGAATTGGTGCGCTGCCGCGTTGTTTGCATGAACCCAGCCAAAAAAGAGTGGGAAGGTGAAATCTTCTGTGTGGGTAACAGTGTCGTTGGTACTTTCAAGAAGATGGTGCCTTTCAACGTGGACTGGCATGTACCGCGCATGATTCTGAGTATGATTCAAGAGCGCAAGTGTCAGCTGTTCAAGACCATCACAGTGAACGGCCACAAAATCCGTAAAGGCTACCTCAGCAATGAGTTTGCTGTGGAGATTCTTACGCATCTGACCCCTGCAGAGCTTCGTGACTTGGCTCAGCGACAGGCAATGGCAAACGGCACATCCGCTTAAGTAAGACCCGAGGGTACAGATATGGCAATTGTAGTAGCAGATTTAACCAGTGGCACCGTAGCAGGCAACGGCGTATTCGATAAGCTGATGCAGGTTATGAAAGCCCACTTGCTGGAGGAAGTTACTGCAAACCGTATTAAGGGGGCAGAGTATGCCACCGTGTACCTGGGGGCATTAAATTCGGTAATGGCCCAATCCCTTGAGTTCCTTCTCCAACAGGAGAAGGTAGCTCTTGAGAATTTGTTGATCGTAGCGCAGACCGCCAAGGTGAGCGCTGAAAAGCTTTTGGTGGACGCTGAAACAGGGAAAGTCGCCAGTGATATTCTTATGGTGAGCGCACAGAAAGATGTCGCTGTGCAGCAAAAAACAAACCTGATCGCTGAAGCATTGCTGATTCCTAAACAAGGTTTGAAGCTGGATGCTGAACTGCTGCTGATCCCTAAAGAGGGGCTGAAGCTGGATCAGGAAGTGTTGTTGGTCACAGCACAGGTTGCCAATGCTGCTCTTGAAGGCGACGTACTAACCGCGCAGAAATGTAAGCTGCAGGCGGAGTTCGATTTCACTGCAGCCAACACGCTGAGAGTGGGCGAAGAGAAGCTGTTGATCACCCAGCGTAAAGTCACTGAAGCAGCTCAAACCAGTAGCACAGCTATCGATGCTGGCAGCGTACTGGGCAAACAGATCACGCTGTACACCAACCAAGCTGCCGGCTTCCTCAGAGATGCAGAGCAGAAGGCTGCACAGATATTGCTGGACACCTTTAATGTTCGCCAATCAACTGTTGGGAGTGTTCAGGTGAACAACACCAACAAGTTGGATGACGCGAATATTGGTCCGGTGATATTGAAATTGATCCAAGGGGTTACCCCGTAACTCCCACGGGAATGATGTGTAATGGGGGAGCTTCGGCTCCCTTTTTTCTGGGGAAACCATGGGCATATTCAGCACCAAGCGTAAGATCAATGTAGACACTGCAGTGGTGCGCATCATTGCAGATAACCAGCTTCCCAATACAATTGTGGAGAGCGCGATACGCAGCGTATTCACCAAACGTAAATTGGTGGACTCTATCCGCGAAGGCATTGCCAACAGCCCTTTTCGCAACTTTGAGAAGATGTATAAATACGCGCAGTCCGGGGATTATTTCTATGGTTTGCCCGATGCCACTATGCTCAAGAGCACTGATGCTTCTGCTGCAATCAAAGCAGCAATTGAAACAGAACTTGGGCATGCGGTGACAATCGACTACGCCTACTTCCGCCCCCTGAATAATATTCACATGGGCTGGAAGGCATTGGTTGAAGACTATGGGTACAACATAATTACGAATGAGATCGAGGATTTAACCACTACTGTGGGACATCCTGTACACCTGGAAGACCTGGTGCCGATCTATAGACTGGATTACCTCGCCATGGCGGAGAATACCGCTCTGGGTGCGTGGGAGCGTAGCGGGGTAGAGGGATACACCCCTGAGCGTGCAGCGTTGAACTTAGCGGTGCTGCAGGAGATTATCTATGCCCAGAGCTACGAGGTAGACCCAGATGGCCCAGAGGCTGTCAAAATCGTTTATACGTGGACTGTTCCGGGAGTAAGAAGCCCAACAACAGGCTTATACACCACACAACCAGCGGTGATGAGTGACAACATCGTTGTGTCCTTAGCCGCTTACGATGAAGACAAGGAATATTACCAAGCCAGATACCATTTCACCGGTGTGGCTGGTTTTAATGTGGGGTACTGGACATACGATGCAGAGGACGCATTGCATCCAGCATTGGATGCTATTTTCGATGTTGGGTATACCGCACCGGGTACCTATTTCCCCTTCGCTATAATCCGCAGAGAGGGGGAAAACAGGGCAACGCCGGCACTGGCTGGCACGCCAGAATACCTGACGACCAAGAAGCTGTTGTCCTATATCAATATCGACTTCCAACAATTCAGTGACTCCGTGCATAGCAGCCCGGATATTGCTGATGTAGAGCAAGCTGTGCTAATGATGGCGGTACCCATCAACTCACAGAATCAAGATGAGATTGATTACTTGATGCGGCATTTCATTGAGCTGGAGGGGGATACCACCTTCACCATCAATGATGCACTTAATCATATTGCCACGCGCAGTAATGGGGAAATCCCAAACCATGCTGTGCAGATTTCAGATGCAGACTTCAGCATTGTGATCAGCTACGACAGGATCATACGCAAATCCCGCGCAGGCTCCATTGGACCTATTGGCTTCTTCACCAACACCGTGGCTTCGGTTGATACGGGTGGGTACCAGATTCAAGGTGCTGACGTAGTGAGGATTCTGCGCAAGCAAAGAAGCACTGGGGTGTATGACGAGGTTCGCATAGTAAACCCACGTACCCGATACGATATCTACGGCACTAAGTCAGTCATCGGCTCGGGGGTGGATGACCTGCTGTTAATCCCCTTGGATTACAGTATTACAAGCCAGATGTCTCCCATAGTCCGGGAACGGTTGTACTACCGATCGCTACACTTGGTAGTGAACTCAATGGTGGTGACCAAGACAGCGTGGTATCAGACAGGGGCTTTCCGCGCCATTCTGGTTGCAATCGCCGTGGTAGTTACCATTAAATCCCTAGGGAAATCGTATAAGTTGCTGGCTGCAGCCATTGACGCGGGAACAGCAACTGCGCTGTATGTAGCAACACTCAAGATAGTTCTGGAAGTATTCGTAATACCTGCAGCAATAAGCGTAGTTGCTATTGAAGTGGTAGAGGCTGTGGGTGTTGACCTGGCAATGTTTATTGCAGCAATCGCTGCAGTCTATGGTGGCTACAACATACTCAAGAAGGACATGGTAATCACCCTTTACGGCGCTGATGTGATGCTCAACGTAGTCAACGGGTTGGGTAAGGGGATACAGAAAGAGCTGCACGACATATTCTCCAAACTGGGAGATGCAGTTAGTAGCTTCAATGCCCTCAGAGAAACCCAACTAGAGCAACTCAACGCAGCGCAAGCACTGCTTAACATCAACTCACTACTCGACCCAATGACCTTCATACGAAGAGAACCCATCATCATATTTGGGGAGTCTCCTACACAGTTCTTCAATAGAACAACACACACGGGGAACGTAGGAGTTAAGTCCTTTGAAATTATCCAGAATTTTGTAAAAGTTTCGCTCACACTGCCTACCATACAGACATCAATAGGAGATTCTTACCGTGGATGAGAGAACATTTAACCCCATGCAGGGGCTTAAGAACATGTTTACTCTTGGGGGTTCAACTGACGCGGTTCAGCCACCCACAATGAACTACACCCCTACGGACTATGTGCCGATACTGAGTAAACTTCCCAAGGTACGTGCTGCTGTTCCTGGTGGTGTCGCGGGCACAATGGGCAAGGGGCTACTCGGTGCTGCTCCAATTGGCTTCATGGGCAAAGCATTTGGACACAAAAGACCAGACGGCACTGAGATAGGTGGCTGGGCAATCCCTGCATTAGCAGCAGCCGGCACACTGATGGATGGCTTCATGGGCATGAAGCAATATGGTTTGGCCAAAGATTCCTTCAAGCAAAGCAAGAAAGAGTTTGAAATGAACTACGACACCCAGCGCAGGCTGACCAATGCACAATTGGAAGACCAGCATCGTGCAAGGAGTTCAGGTAATCCCAGTGAGTATCTCTCCGTAAGTGACTACATGAACAAGTTTGGAGTGAAGTAATTATGGCTACCCCGATCACTTGGAGAAACGTCAGTACCACAGTAGATCCAGCTGCAGTGGACCTATTGAAAGGAGCCAATGCCAGCTTTGGTTCTGCTCTTGCAGGCATCACCGGGGTAGTCAAGGATCAGCAAGGTTTACGTGATCGTAACCGTACTACGGTGACCAACAACAATACCAACACAATGATGGATGCGCTGGCTAAGCCGACCACGCCAGAAGAGTTTCAGGCAGCTCAAGCCAGTATCGAACAGCTCAGAGGTTCACTCAATAATGACTACGACAGGAATGCTGTTCGTAGTGCTACAGAGGCACGTCTGCCAGAGTTACAGCAGCGGGCCAACGCCAAGGCTGCATTCGATGATCGTCAGCTGATGACTGAAGTTAATCCCTTGGCTGACGCTTTCCGAGCAGCTGTAGTGTCTGGTGACGCTATGCAGCAAGCGGAGTTGATGGCAAAACACAAAGGTTTGTTTGATCGTGGAGGCGTAGGGGATGACCTCGCCATTTTCGCAGCTGACTACGCGCAAAAAACATTGCAAAACACTCATGCCCAAACAACTTGGGATAACGGCGTAACTGACCGGCAAACTAGACTGGATCGGGAAGCATTGGTTAACGAATTCACGCCTATTGCGGATGAAGTAAGAGGGCTTCTGGGGGCAGGCAGGAATACTGACGCCAAGGCACTGGCTGAGAAGCACAAAGTAGGTTTAAGCGCGCTGGCACTTTACGGTGATCTCTCTATGCAGATCAGCGGAGAAGACGAAGCGGATATGTTGAAAGCCCGTGGAGAAGACGTAAGCCGGAGCATAAACACTCGCCCGGATGCTTGGGCACAGAGCCAAGCGCAAAACATGGATGACTTCACCACATTGGCCATAGATATGGGGGTAACCAATAAGGGTGGCGTGCTTGATTTTGAGAATACTGACGCTGCTACGTTGACCCGATTTGACGCTGCAATAGCAGAAGCAGGAATGTTTTCTGGTGGCCAATCGGAGACGCAAGCTACTCAGAAATTTAAAGAAGAGCTGGTGGCGCAATACCCAACAATGCCACCTACTGAAGTAGCGTTGGCTGTTGCACAATTTGAGTCTGGTTTGGCAGACAAGTCCCGCATCAATGCTTCAGATATGGCAACGATAGCGCAAGAAGAAGAGCTGGCCGCATCATCATTGGGCATAGCGAACAATCCCCTATACCTGGAAAAGGATGCCAATCCTGCTACAGCTGTGGCCGAAGCTGTACGTGCTGAGATGGAGAACAATGAACAACTTAAAGAAGCCATCCAGAATAACCAGGATGCTGCACAAGACATTATCAATGGTGTCAGTGAAGCACTTGAGTCTGGTGTAAAACTGGAGGGTACCAGCACGAAAATCCGACTGGTGCCCAGCGATATTACCGCAATCCTTATGATGTACGGCGCAGATTATTTTGAAGAGGACAAACCTGTTTCAGAGCTTCTGCAGCTGTATGCCAACAGGCCGGAAATTCGTGACAGGGATGAAAGTTATGCCTTGTTTGAGCAGTACAGCACAGACCTGCGAAATGGTGCCGCATCAAGATTTGGTCGTGGTGGCACTATGCAAGATCAAGAGCGTTCATTACGAGGTGCCCTTTTAAGTAATACGGCAGCAGAAGCAAAAAAAGCTGAAGAGGATAAAGCCGCAGCGATAGCAGCTGCTGCCCAAGAAGCCGCTTACACACACGGGCAATCACGTTGGCAGCAAACGATGGAAGACCGCCTAAAAGATAGACCTGCTCCCGCTATGGGTGCTCGCTGGCAAACCCCGCGTTAAGAATGTCAGATTAAAATTTCCAGCCTTGTTACGTTACGCCAAGTTTCGTAACCAAGGCAGGAAATTAAATGGCTCAGCCCACTCCAGCAGAAATTCTTCTCCGTGCTTCCGTAGACCAATCCCGAGCAAGACTTAATCCAGCTACGTGGAATAATGCTGTTGCGGGTATTGCCAACAAACAAGCTGAAGTGGCTCGAGCACAGGAAGAAAAGATATCTGCTTTGCGTGCTGCAGTGGATCGAGACAGAATTGCTGAGCAATCATGGGCAGGGCAGTTAGGACTTGAACGTGGTGGCATTCCCCATACTGTCGTCAATATTGCAGCCTCTGCAGCTGCCGCAACTACTGAAGCCATCGGTAGCCTTGGCAGTGTTGGTTTCGATGCTGCAGCAGCAACGCTTGATGCCGGAATTCCCCAGAATGTGTATGAAGCCAACTCAAGATTTGAGGGTGGCACAGCTACGCCAGAAGACATGGCATTGCTGCACTCCTCTCCAGAGTCCAAAGCTCAGCCAGTAGACACCTATGCGGCATATGGTTTGCCCGCACCTGCTACCCCGGCACAAACTGTTCCCAGTTACCTTAATCAGATTCACCGTGCTGACGCAGCCCGCAACACAGCAACCCACCTCAATAATACTTTCGATACTTCCAGTATTGTAGACCAGCGCAATCGATTCAAGCTCTCTGGTGAGCTGGGTATCCGCAACCAGGAAGGGCTGGCTAAGCTCAAAGAAGCCAGTGCTGGTTGGGATGAGAACAAGCTCGATGCCACGGTAGATTTCATCTCCGGTGCTGCTGATCTGATCCTGAACGCTGGGCAAGCTGCTATGGAAAATCCCATGGCATTTGCCGAGTACACAGCGGAGATGGTGCCTGATCTTTTACTGGGTGCTGCCAGCAAATCTGCATTGGCAGTACGCAACATTGGCTACGGTATCGAGAGTTACCGCACGGGTATTGAGAACTACAAAACAGAGAACAATGGTGCCATGCCTGATGAGGGTACCCGGCGCTGGATGCTGATGAATGCACTGGGTTCAGCTGCGCTCGAGATGACCGGCGATGTCACCTTGTTGGGTGCTGCAGGTAAAGCAGCCGAGCTGATAGATCCAGCCAGTATTCTTCGCAGAGCAGCAAGAGTAGGCAAAGAAGCAGCAATTGGTACCGTTTCCGAGGCCACCACTGAAGGGCTGCAGACCGTCATGGAAGGGCAAGCCAAACTTGACCCTGCCACTGGTGCCCAGATTTACGAAAGCATGGTAATCGGTGGAGGAGTCGGTGGGGCGGTAGCAACGCCACTGGCTGCAGTAACCCAAGCGAGCGAAGCGGCGCAGGGATTACGGAATGCCAGTCAGTTGCGCACCGTAGAGGCAAACAAAAAAGCATTGGTAGGGTTAGTACAGAACGAGCTTGTCAAAAAAGCCGAAGAGGCCGGGGATGTCACGGAGTTGACTGATCCAAAGAATACTGATGTTTACCATCCTGGTAAGGCAGCAGCGGCATTGCGTGCTCGTGCCCAAAACATGGAGCTGACTGAGGAGCAAAGAACTGAAGCTACCCAGAAAATGGACGCTATTGTTTCTGGTTTGGAGACTCAATTAAGTGAGGCAAAAGCTGCCCAATTACTCGGTACTCCTGAAGCGATCGCAGCCAAGAAAGCTGACCTGGCTGCTACAGAAGCGATCATTGCAGCGGGTAAGGAGACACCAGCAAGACTGGAGTTGTTCAAGCTTAAAGCTGCAAATCTAGTCGAAGCTATTAAGAAGCTCGAGGATCCAAAATCTGCTGCTGACTTGGCAGCGGAATTAAACAGGGCAGAACAATTCCTGACCATAGCAAGACAAGAAAATGAAATGGTTATCGGGCGTGAGCTGCCACAAGGAGATGATGTTGAAGCTCTGGTAACACAGATGGAATCTCCCGAGGATACCCCGGAGAGAGCTGCCGCCAATTCATCAATTATCAGCTTGGCTATGGCTGACCCAACTCGATTGACCCCAGTGGTACTGGACAGAATACTGAACACTGAATCCACTGTGCTGACTCAGGAAGATAGAACACTCCTGCAGAAGACCGCAGATGCTATGTACGCTGTGGATGAGCTGAAGGACACTGAATCTGTACACGCCAATGTGCTCAATGGTGATGCAGATTTCCGTGGCTTAACCGCCTACGTGAAGTCCATGGGGCAAGCACTCTTCCGTAAACAGCAATCAGTTGCACAAAGACAACTGGAGATGCTGGGCATGCTCAAAGCCTCCCATGAAGGGAAGGCAGCTGCTTTCGCCAAAGGCATTGCGATGATGGAGCAAGCTGCAGCGAAGGGGAATAAAAGTAGCCTCTATCTGCTGAAGGATACCGAAGCTCCTGGTGGGTGGAAGATATCCAATACGCTTACTGTTGCTGGCTCTACCGTGAAGGCGAAACCAGAGTTTACCTTTGGGGCATACCCCAACCAGATTGCCGGAGCAAGCAAGGTAAAATCCTATGTTGATAGGGAGCTGAAGGCCATTGGTTTGACCTTGGATCAGATGGATGCAGGCTATGCCAGAACATTCAATGGCAAGACAGTAGAGCAGGTGAAGGCACCTGTTAAGCAGCAAGAGAAGATTGCTACAGCTGAAGTAGTGGTAGAAGCACCAGTAGAAAAAGTTGCTCCGCCTGCCGCAGAGAAAAAGACCAGCACCACAACACCAAAGGTTGTAGAGCCTGCAGCTGATACAAACTCAGTTGTGGAGTCTGAAACTGCTGTTGAGGTTACACAAACCAGTAAGACGAATAAACTTGTAGCTGCCCTTGAGCAAGCTATGGCAGCACTGGGGGATGACGATTCTATAGACCCCAATGTTAAAACCCACCCCGAACTTTTTAAAGCAGAAGAACTTGCATTTAATAATCTGCGCGCAGAGATCCAAAGACTTATTACCAGAATGCAAGCATTTGGCGCGGAAGAACCTAACAGGTTACAAGAAAGGTTAGACGAACTTGCATATGCCCCTGACGATACCTCAAGCGATGACTTGCTTAAACTGTACAACGATACAATAGCCTACGCCAAAGAGGTCAACAAAACACAGGGTAACCTGTTTGATAATAAAGTTGAGGTGCCACCTGCACAGGAAATAGACCCAGTTGATACAGAGATTGCTGCACTGCTACGGGAGCAGGAAACCGCTTTAGAAGATACCACTGAGTCGCAAGCCGAGACTACAGAGGAAACAAATACTGAAGCAGCCCCCGCGTTAACTGTACAAGGCAACGCCAAGCAGGGGGATTACCAGAACCCGAAGAAGGTAAATCTACTGGATTACTTCTTCCAACCAGAACCCAAGGAAGGTAATAAGTCAGTTAATCCATTGGTTTCCGTAGCCAATTTCCTGTCAGAAGTAACCAATGGCAAAGTGGATGTCGCTGAGTGGTTAGGTAACAAACTCTCTGATGAACAGGGAGACTTCCTGGGCCTGTTCTATCGATACGCGAGAGAGTGGAATGGGGCGATATTTGCCAACACAAATATGCCCAAGCCAAGTCCTGCCCATTTCTATAAAGACCCTGTGCAGTACAAGATGGAGTACCTGGAAGACGATAAAGGGAACATCATTCTCAATGAGGATGGTGTGGCTACTGTCGTCTCCAACATTCCAGAGAACTGGGCAACAGCAATATCCTACGCAGCATTCAGCTGGCTCAGTGAAGATGGGGATAAAGTTGGTTTCAACAATGATGATAAGCAGATCAACCGAATCCTGCGCAGATCAAAAGACATCGCTGTGTGGCCTACGGAACGTGCGGTTTTGTGGGATGCCGGCATAGCGCCAAACTTGCTCATCCCTGATCTCGGGCAGAGAATATTCAATGCTCTTGGCTTCAAAGTAAGACCTGATGCCCCGTTGAACGAGGTGGAGAAATTCAAGTCTGCTCTGGGTAACCACGCACTGGTAATGATGATTCAATCTGGTTTCGTTGAGCGTCAAGCCATTAACATGGCAGATCTTCCCAATCGATCCGGCGATACAGGAGATTCTGATATCGAGATGGGGTCTGAGAACGTAGCTCCTCCCAGCACAGCCCCCAAAACAACAAAGACCAAGATGCCCCGCTACAGCCCATTCATCCGGCCTGTACGGGTTGATGGGGTACTGTCGAACCAAGTAAAGGGCATGGTAAATAGCCGTAAGGGTACACAGAGCGTGCTTGATAAGCTGTTCTCTGTGGAACCATCGCTGAAGATACCGAGCTTTGTTCCAACTAAGTGGAAACAAGAGTTTGCTGCGAAGACTCGTAAGTTGATCCCCAAAGCAATGCAGCCTCTTATGAAGTTTGCCAATGAGCAGCCGAACAAGATTCGCACTGACATGCAGAAAGTACGCCGCTCAATCAGCCAGGATACCCTGGAGAGTATTGTTGGGATTATCGACACAGTGAATACCTTCGTACACGGGTATGACCTCAAGGGTGTTGAAGCCAGTAATGAAGCTTCCCGTAGAGAGCTGAATAACCTGGATGAATTTGAAGGTATCGTTGCTGCTCAACCAGAGGGGATGGATTCCAAGTTCTATCTGACTCCAGCAGTCCAGCGACACCAGCGAGTTGGGTACCAAGAGAATATGGTAAACCCACAATCCAGCACGATTCACCGACGCAGTATGTATCTCGAAAACTCTGCAACTGAGATCGATGCGTTGGCAGATAAAGAAGCTGTAGCGCTATTCAAGTTGGCTATTGCTCAGGGCATGGGCATTCCAGTAGACAAGATGAATCCAAGCAAGGCACTGGAAAAGTTAGAGCTGCTCATGGAGACCTCAGAAGTGGGCTTAGCTGTCGCTGCGTTGATCAATGCAGAGTCCTTGCCTGATGGTAAATTACTCACCTCAGAGGAACAGAATGCGATCGCTGCAGCGGTCAAAAAGGGTAAGGAAAAGCTGCACAGCTTGGATGCTCTGGTGCATTGGGCGAAGTACACCAAAGCTGTATCCCATGAGAGCGATAATAAATTCACCTCCACCATAATCTTTGAGGTAGACGGTGTAGCCAATGGCCCCAGCTTTGCCCACATACTGATGGGCGTGGTCAGCGAAGCCCGTGGCAAGATGTTTGGCTTCTTCAAGGAAAGTGTTGGTGTCTCCTCTTACCCAGAATGGAAGAGTCTCCCCGGTACACAAGACCTCTACGAAGAAACCATGTCGGCTATTATTGCTCGGCTGGCTCAGAGCACACACGAGGGCAAATTGGATTACTTGGGCGCAGTTAAGTTCTTTACCGGTAATCTGGGTGATGAACAGAGTGTATCTATACCTGGCCGTAAACTTATCAAGCAACCCACCACTGGTATTGTTTTCGGTGGCGGGGCTGCACGAGCTGCCTCCAACATGGGGGAGCACTTTGTAGATTTGTTCTACGCCCAACTGACAAAAGCTGCTAACGGGGCGGAGTTTTCCCTTGCTGATGTGGTGAGAAACGCCAATCTATTGCTGCCCAAAGGTATGCAGCTCATCGCACCAAAGACGGAAGAAGGTGCGATGGGGCTGTACCTGAGTGATGATCAAAGAGATCACATGAAGGCTATGTTCGCTGATCTTGTGGGGGAGAACGTAGAAGCTACAATGAAGCAGAACTTTGGCGAGTTCATGAAGGTACGCAACATCCTGAACTCTGCCGCACAGGAAGGCTGGACGCTGTATAACACAGCGTTTGAGTATTATCGTTACCAGCGAATTCAGGAGAAAGTTAAACTGCTGGAGCTGCCCCATGCCTCCAACCAAGCAGGGGATAAGCGGGCGCTCCAAGACCTTACACCAGAAGAAATTGATGCGATCCGGGCAAAGATAGCGCACCTTGATCCGACCATTCACACAGCAATGTCCAGCGCAGAGAAGGATAAATCAGCTGGCTTGCAGTTGGGTAAGCTCAGCCGTGGCATCACCGAAAAAAATGATCTGCCCTACCGTGCAGACACAAATATGGGGGTGCAGTACGAAGCTGAAATTGTGGGGGGTAAGAAGAAACTCACCACGTCCATCAAGTCCAGTTCCACCAAGATTAAGGATACTGACCCCGGTGTAGGTACCATCATCATGGGGGTTCACTCCATGGAATCCGCCATTTCAATGAATAGCTATGGAACCATCCCTGCGCTGAACGTACATGATTCCAATGGCTTCGGTGTAAAGCACATGATGGCTGGTGCCATGCGCATGAATGAAATGACCTTTCATTACTTGGCCAACTACTCCCTGCCAATGGAGATTCTGGACAGCTACTTGAATACGGTAGCAGCGGCAAATGAGTTAGCTGCAGAAGATCCGGCGTTGGCTGAAGCATTCTCGCTGGCGATGGTAGAGGTGAACAAACGCCGCATAACTCTTATGAAAAAAGAGAAGCGTACTTTTGAGCAACTGTTGGGACAGACAGCTGTTGATGCGGAAAACAATAAATTAACCTTCCTCCTTCAACAGGATTACGTCAACCAATACGCAATGGTCAACGGGATGTACACCATTACCGCAGACGATCGGAAGATGCTGCTGTTGAAAATAGCCCAGCTCAAGGAAAAAGCTACAAGCTTTGGGGTATACAAGTTCACTCCACCCAGAGGGGCAAAACAGAAACCGGGAGTCAACTCCACTGCATGGGGAGAATTGGGCACACCGGCAGTAGACAGCTCATGGGCGCTGACCCAGTACCTGAAGACGGCAACGAATCCAACATTGAAGGGCATACTGCCTGTGCTGATGAAACACATTCAGGACATTGGTTTGCCCCCACAGTCTCGTGACTTCCAGATGGCATTGTTGCGGCAACTGAACAAGGTAGTTGATGGCGATATCCCTATCATTTACATCACAGCAGACAGCGATATCCCTGTGCCAGCAGAGTCCAATTTTACTTCTGCCCGCGGTGGTTACTATGTAGAAAAGATTGGCGGGAAAGAAGTGATCTACATAAAAAGCCCTGAATTCAGTACCTCTGGGGTTACTTCTGAAACCATGCTACATGAACTGGTGCATGCTGCCGTGGCTCAGATTATTGCCAAGAGTCCTGGCCTTGCTCCGGTGAAAGAGCTGGTCAAGTTGATGGAACTGGCTCGCCTCAAAGTAGAGGAGACTGGAACACAGGACAAGTACGGGAAAATTGTTACCGATATCCAAGAGTTCGTGGCTTGGGGCATGACCAATATTGCCTTCCAGACAGAGATTCTGGGGGCGATCAACATGGAGCCGGGTAATGCCAAAGCACTGGAGAAGACTGGCATGCGTCGGTTTATTGAGAAGCTGGTGGAGATTGTCTTCCGTGGCTCAAAAGCCACTGATGCAGCCCGCAAAGTAAATGGCATGGCCATACTGATCGGCAATGTCAGTCTCCTCATGGATGAGCAGAAGAAGACTCTGGGCGCTACCAAGAAAATGGCGATCTCACTGAATCATCAAGACCCTGCGCCACTGCATTACACCACCATGCAGGTATTCGATGCCCTGGCTGGCTCTAACAGCACATCGCTGGATTTCAATGAGCATCTGCGATCAATGTTGGCATCCATCTCCAATGTTGCCTATGGGCCGTTTGGAGCGCTTAAAGCTGCAGCTGAGCGTAAGGCACCAATGGGAGCAGAAGATGTCTTCCTGGAGTCCCTGCGTACCGGTAAGCTGCCATTTGCCTCCGCTGCAACAGGTCAACTGAAGCTGTCAGACAAAGAGCTGTTCACGTTGGAATCCATTGAAGTAACCGTGCGCGAGACTCTGGGGAATTCCCAGCTGGCTCAGAGAGAGATTGCCAAGATTTACCGTGAAGCCAAGCAAGCCATGTCAGCGAAGGATTTCCATGTAGGTGACTGGGCTACAGCCACCCAAGCAGAGAAACAACGAGCAGAGAAGACCTATGCCTTTGTATTCACCCCACAACAGGGAGCAGACGGTACCTCAGACTACCTGAGCCGCTTCACCGCTATTGGACTGGCTTACCCACCCATGTATGCCAAGCTCGCTACAATCCGTCCCAAAGTGGGCTTGGATATGTTCAAGGGCAAGAGCTTGATGGACAGGCTGGACATCCTGGTGAAACTGCTGCTGCAATCTCTGGCTTACGTTGGAACCTTGACCAGCCATAAACAGAATTCTGCCCAGCGTCTGAAGGCTCTGGCAGAGAGATTGGCAAAGCTGGAAGCCAAGCGTAAAGCTCAGTTGATTGTGGAGCAGAACACTGTCCCTGCCGCCTATGAGAAAGCTCTGGAGCGTGCAGGGGAGAGCGTGCGTAAAGCTATTGTCGATACCGCCAATGCCCCTTCAATCAAGAACAACAGCGTTGCTCTGGTGCGTGTTGCGGGTAAACTGACATCTGCTGTTGCCTCGGGAACTGTCGGCACCATATTGGATGGTATTCGTAAGCTGCGTAACAAGCAGAACTTCCAAGAGCGAGATGGCACTACTGCAGCTTTATTGGGTGAACTGCAGGGCGTTGCCGATAAAGACATTTCTCTGCTGAAACTGCTGCGAGCATCCAAGCAGATTGAGCAAGCCAGAGCAAAAATTGATCAGACTGTTTCTGGGCAAGTAGGTGGGGGATTTGCCGAACCCTTGTCTGAGATTGAATCCAGTGCAGTTACTCGGGCATTCGTTCGCACGGACATAGCCAGCTTGATAAAAGAATACTCAATGGAGCAGCTGGCCGAGTTCCTGAAATCTCCGAAGTCTCTGGAAAAAGCGATCACCGCCTTAGCTGCAAAGTTGACTGGGCCGGATAAGGTTTACTACCAGAATCGTGCCCAAGACTTGGGGGATTTCCTGTCAGAGGATATTGCTGGCACACCCAACCTGCAGTTCAACGCATACAACATTGCCCACCGTTTGGGTACAGCAAGATATGGCAAAGTGGACGCACAGATCGCTGCGGATAACATCCCGGTTATTGATAAATTGGCTTCACTGTACGCCCTGTATTACCTGCCAGACAGCATCAAGAAGCCCGCCCATGCTGTGCTTACCCGTGAGCTGGCCAGGGCAGATAAGCATAACGGCATAGAGCTAGTGCTGAAGTTGCATGCTGACCTGCAGAACGATGCCAAAGAGAACCTGTTTGCTGAGGGCATGGTGCATTACATGAAGGGCTATACCAAGGAGATATTCAACCCCCATATTGAAGTGGAAGTGGCTACTCTTAAGGGGGGAGAAAAACTCCTCATGGCCGGATGGATAAAAGTAGGCAAGCTTGAAAAAGATGATGCAGACGCTCGCCCAGATGATTACTTCATCTACACCCGCAGAGATGGTGGTGGAGCACCAAGGGTCAGTGGAGCGCTATCCATCACAGGGCAAGTCAGTCGTGGTACCTCCACACATGGCGGCATCACCTCTGCCACAGGTGAGTTCGCCTACATGGGTAACGTGCGTAAAAACCAGGCGATCGCTAGAGCACAACGCAAGGATATTGCTGAGCTGGATAGTCCTCGCCAGGGGTTTGCCCGAGTGCGTAGTAAAAAGCCTGTGATGGTGCCTGTGTTCAGTCCTACTGGGACTATCACTGCGTACCGTTACCTGATGAGCGCAACCATGAAAGATGATCTGCTGGGGCGAGATAACCGTGTTGATCGTGTGTTGGGCAGAATGTCTGGGCACACCTTCGATAAGATAAATTCAGCACCACAGAATGAACTGATTATTGAGACGCTGCATTCAAAATATAAACAAGAGTTCGCAAAAGACCCGGAGGCGTTCGTTGAATTCAGTGAAGATAGCGCAGACCCTGAAGTAGCAAATGCGTACCGCTTACTGCCTTCGGATGCCAAGAGGCACATCAATAAAATTTGGGGTGTCGATCGGATGATGATTAATGCTGATGCGTACAACATGATGATTGGTTATCGAAAATACAAGGCAAGTGCTGTATTTGATAAAGATGAAACGCTGCGCACAGCGCCAGAGAAGATAGCAATGGGTATCGCTTCATTCATTCTTTGGGGAGACAAGACGGGGATGCGTGCCAAGTTCGTTGAACAGGGTTGGCAAACAATTATGGGAGAGGTTAAGGACTTCTTTGTAGTGAAGAGTCTGTCTACCATGCTGGGGAACAACAAGTTCAACATGGTGCAGTTAGCTGCGATGGGTGTACCGGTTAAAGACATCATCCGAGACCACATCACTGCATTCATAGGGATATTCACCTATCAGATGGATGAGGCAGAGCTTGATAAACTGAAGAACATACTGCGTATTAAGTATGTACAGGGGGATACTGCGGCAATAGAGGCACGGATTGTAGAGCTTGAAGACTCACTCAAGCGCAATCCAGTAAGGCCATTGGTAGAGGCTGGGTTGTATCACACCATTGCTGAAGATATTGATACCTCTGAAGACCTTGATGCATACAAGAATAAGCTTGGGCGGTTTACTGAGAAGGTGGTAGCGAGGTTACCTGATAAGGTAAGAGCAATTGGGGAAGGTGTGTACATGACTCACGACACAACACTTTATCAGCTGTTGAGTCGTGGTACACATGCGGGAGACTTTATGGCCCGCTACACCTTGTACAAGCATGCTACAACAAGAACTGTAGACAAGCTTGATCATGCTGCAGCGGTAGAGTTGGCAGATAAATCCTTTGTGAACTACGACATACCTACTGATCAGAAGGTACAGTACATCAATGATATGGGGATAATCCCATTCACTAAGTATTATCTGAGAATGCAGAGTGTGTTGTTCGCTATCTACCATGATAAGCCAGGTAGAGTATTGGCGTTGGCGGCATTGAATAACGTCACGTCAATAGTACCTAGCATCACCGATCCAGTTATATGGGAATGGCTACTGCGTAACCCTGCAGGAGCAGGCCCATTTAACTATGTTGATGCGATACAGGAAGGACTGACAGTGAAGGCGCTGGATACAGTGTTGTAGTTACTTGGGAAGGTCTGTGGGCTTATGAGTAAGTAAGCCCCAGACCAATCCAACAATTAGTGATATACAGATAATTCCGCCAATGGCTGAGATTACCAGGCTACCCACTAACACCGCTGCGATTAGCAGCCCTACTATTAGAGCTGCCAAGCACAGTGCGCCTATGGATTTGAGGACTATCCATAGAGTGTTCATTGTTTAAGCAAACAATGATTTTTCAGTTGAGCGCTTTCGTGAAACTGGGACAACAACCTCTTCAAGGTCTTCTTCCAGTTCCTCTTCCGCTACCGCCTCAACAGGAGTTGTTTCCTCTTCCGTTTCTGTGGGCACTACTGCAACCACAGGGGTTACATCAGGCTGGCGTAAAGTGAAGGTATTGTTGGTCAGCGAGTGGCTGAGTATACCCATACCAGAGGCAGCGCTAATATTAATAACACCAGAGTCTGCAATATTGCCCAAGGCATGAGTCGCTTTCGGCTCATCCAGTTGAATTTCTACCTGCACACCTGGGGGCTGTCTGGTAGTGGTAAAGCCCATGTTCTCAATATTGCGAACAATACCCATTTTCCGCACGTAATCACGGATGGCGATTTCCACTTCTGTTTGTTTCAACGTAATTTGCATATGAGTTCCTCACTCAATTGGCTTTCATTAAAGCCATGGTTTGTTTGAAAGGATTGCTGGCAATCCCCGCGTAAATTGCTGCGATGGCGTCTGCCATGTGTTCAGCTTTTGCCTCACTCATGATCAGTTGCCCTTTTTCTTTGTAATAGGGCCATGGTGCTTCCGGGTGCGTGGTCACCGCCCACAGGATCATTTCAGCTTTGGAGGCTGTCTTGGTTCTGGTAGCGATGACTTTCACCTCTGTTGGGGTCACCTCGTAAAAGTTGATTCCCCCTGCACGCAATGCGCCCAGTACCCCGACACATAGCGCGTAGCCTGCCATGGCTCTGGCTGACTGGCTTCCCACAGGAACCTCTACGAATATCGCATTGGCTCCCTGGGAAGCTGCAACTGCTGCTGCCGTGTGTTGCTGAGCCGCCTCCAAATCCTTGCTGTTCTGGCGAATCTGCTTCCCCTTGGGGATAACAGGTTCAGAGACAGTCAACGCAGAAATGGTGAGCGTTTCAGCAACCGTATCGTAAGCACCTTTGGCGATCCCCCAATGACGTAACGAGGGATCGAAACCAACTACTTGGAGTATGGCCAAGCGTCTCTCCTGTTAAGCGAAGAGGCTCTTGGCAGGCTTGCCACCTGCACTCGGAGCTGCAGACTGATTAGCTGCTTTGCCGACTGCAGTGGTGGTCTTGTCCTTGGTAACGCCTGTCCACTTTTCGACCCAGGTATCAATAAAGACCGGTGTTGTAGCACCAGCACGGATCTCCGCAGCGGTCATGCGATCGCGGGTACGGAAGAACTTGTCGATGCTGTTTTCATCTTTGGTTTCAGGCAGAGTAACGCGCTCTGAACCAACCAGTTTGGTCTTGTTGACCGTCTGCTTGAACAGTGCGGTAAGCACCTCTTTGCCCATCAGTTCGGTGAGCACTTCCACCTCTGTTGGCACTTCTTTGCCGGCATCAGCGTTATACACGTTGACCACTTTCATCTCCCCTTCCATGTCAGAGAGTTCTTTGCCGACAGTGAGCAGGCAGAGGCTGTTGATCAAAGTGAAGCCAGGAAGAGGATTCTTCGCGCCATCCTTTTCGTAGTAGGTCTTGTTGCCTTTGGCATCACCAGAGGTAACGTAAATGGCTTCACGGATTTCCTTCTTGCCATCGAGCAGCGTCAGGAACACGCCCAGCGCACCGCCTTTGGATTTCTGCATGTAAGCCATGCCTACGCGAGTGTTGTACAGGCCAGAGTCCAGTGCTCCGCCACCGCCCAATACATCTACATCGTCTTCGATTTTTACATCAGTCTTTACTGCATTTAATAGTGACATCAAGTGTCTCCTTAGTTATGAATGGTTGTGTTGCGGGTAACTCACTTTCCGTAGTATTTATTCAGACGTTGGAAGACTTTCTCCATGTCGTTGTCAATGTACAACTCCTTGCGTGACCACAATCCTATGGCCGATCGCATCTTCTCTCCGACAGATTCCTTGGTAATTCGGGTACAGAAAACGTACTTGAAACCGTCCTCTTTTTCCTCGTCGGTGATGTGAAGGAGGTCATTTTCAAAACCCTCCAGTTTCTTCAGTGGCATCTGCTTTGTAGAGAGGATTGTAGTGAAATCTGCCTCTACGCCGATGCGCCCTACAGCACCTTTCACAGGTACTTTGGAAACCATCTGCATGGCTACCTCATCCAGCTGACGGTCTTCGTGAGCCAGGATGCAATAGTTCTTGGTGCCTGCTTTGATCGCATGGATGAATTCACGGTAGAAATTCCCGTAATCCCCCCAAGCTTTCTGTGTATCTATCGCAGGCAACACGTACTGGCGTTCATACATCGACATCAGGAATGTCACTGTATCGAGCACTGCCCCTGTCACCGTTGGCTCACTCTCAATTTGAGTGATGTAATCCAACACATTTTTTGCGTCAGATATTTCAACATTGGCTTTGAATTTGTCTGCAAAGGGCAGAGCCTTCAAATCCGTGTTGAGGTAAACCATGTGGGCCTGATCTCGCAATTTCATGAGCGAGGTGGATTTACCCGTGTTGGGTGGCCCCATGACTAAGACAATATTCTTGTTACCGGTTGAACTCATATAACTCCTTTTTACTTTTCCCAGAGGGGCAGGAAGCCCCCCTGAGTTACGAGTTAATCTTCGCGCCCAGCAATAGCCTTGGCTGCAGTTTTCAGGATGGTTCCCAGAATTTCTGCTTGATCCAATTTGTCGGGCATCTTGTCGTTCAGCGACATTACTTTGTCGTGAACATCATTGAAGGTGAAACCACTGTCCACAAGCAACATGGCATACTTGAGAAGCATGTTGTTGCGGTTACCATCACCAGAGTTGTTGAGTACCCAACGCTCCAGTGCATCCAATGCTTGCTGATCCTGAAGAGTGCGTTTGCGCTCCTCATTCTTGGCAGTCTTAGGAATAAACGGGAGTGGGTCGAGAATGTCACCGTCCTGATACTTGTAGTAGCCAGGGTGAGTCAGCCACTTACGAGCACGTTGGTTGGTGGCAGCGTCAACTTCAAATGGAAGCCAAGCAAAGATATTGGACATGAACTCTTTGTAGTCCTTGGCATCCAGCTTCAGCTCATACGCAATTGGCATGATGATACGGAAACGGTTCTCTGTTTCTGTGTGCCGCTTGGTGGTGTAGAACATGCAGGAGTAATCTTGCAAGTAGAGTTGTGCCTGTTCCATGCTGATCTCCCCATCAACGTCAATGACGATAATGTTGAAGCCGGCAATAGCATCCTCTTCGCTACGATGACCGCCTTTGAGGTGATGGTTTACCCAGTGCATATCTTCCAGTTGAGTCAGCATGTGCAGCTTGTCAAAGGGAGCGTGCTCTGGGGCGTACCCTGTAGCGATATCATCGCTGTAGCTGATGATGATCTTGGTCAGATCAAGCAGCTTTAGGGATTCTCCATGCAGGAACTCAACACCATCGCTGAACATTTTCTTGATCAGGATGTTGTTCTGATAACCATAGGCAATGGCCAACTGCATCATTTCTTGCTTCTGGCTTAACGAGCCTCGGTAGAACGGTAAGTCCTCAACCAGATCAGCTTGGGTCACCCCTCTTCCAATGTCAGCGATATACTTCGCCAGCTTCACATATGGACGGTCTCGGGTAAGCAGCATGTCAAATGCTTTACCGGATTCCTCTGCAAGCTTTATGGCTTGGTACGCATGCTCCATAGTCACTTCAGCTGCGTTATCTACAAAGGCGTAGGCACCGGCCAGCTTGAGTGCTTTGAAGTGTCGGTGAGATAGTTCTGCTTTACGCATTTCATCGTGATCAGGAAGATGATCTGCTTTCTTTTCGCATTCAAGCTGGTACTCAATGAACAACAACGTGACATCATCCTGAACTGGCAGATCTTTGTTCACGTTGGACATATCTGCGAGAGCGCCAAAGTGATCTGCCAGGTGTTGGAGGAAGCCTTGCGTAGTGGTGTCAATGCGTTCAGCCAATACTTCTTGGGGAGTTTTATTGGTAGCACGCGTGTGATTTCTACTGTAGCTGAATAGGCAACGTCTTGCGTAGCCTGTATCCAGCATGGAGTAGAATTCGTCCTCTGCTTTGCCCCCATTGAGCAATCTACTCGGCGTACCGAATAGCATCAGATTGGTGGGAGTTCTGCCGGAGATTTCTTCGTGTCGGGTGTTCTCCGCAGTATTTTTAATGAGCTTGGTTTTGATGCGGCCAACGTCATAGAGTTCCAGGAAAGTGTTGAGCACTTCCACGTTACCCATGAGGTTGGAACCTATCTCATCAATCTGCAGATTCATGGAGCCACCATTGGCCATTAGCAACTTATGGCGTGCCTGCCGGACTGCAGCAGTGGTGCCAGAATCGAAGCTGATAACCAGTGGCCCTTGGGAGTCAAACTCTCTGCGGCAACGCTCCAACTCATCATCTGGATCGGTGCTTTTGCGTATCGCACGATTATTGGCCAGCATAGGGAGATTCCTTTCTGCCATGAGCGGAAAAGTTTCTTCAGTGAAGCGCTCAATAAATTGGACCAATACCTGTTCTTCCATGACATTGGTTGAGTAACCTTTGCCTGAGCCAGAGGTAGAAAGGTTAATGGCATACAGATTTACTGGGAGTTTCCCGCGGTCTTTGGTGAGCAAACTGCAGCGCATCATGGAGGCCACGAGTGCCCAGTAATACGCAACATGCACACGGAAAAACATGGGGTTCGTATTTTGTGTTCGTGTACACAGGATACTCACCAACTTTTCTGTAAGTGGGTGGAAAGGGACTTCATCAAGCGGTTTCATCGGAGTTCCTTATTGAAGTTTCAGGGAGCCATTGGCAATGAGGTCATCTTTCTGTGTGCATACAGGGAATGCTTTGCAATATCTGCAGGCAACCGCTTCACCAGGCACCTCAACAACAATGCCTTCCCCTTTACCTTCATTGGCTTTGTAGGCATAGGCGGAGGCAGCATCATCAAAGTTTCTGGTGCTGCGTACACGTTTGGTTGGATCGCGGTAATACTTGTAAGCCGGCTCTCTGCGCCATAGCTCAGCATCTGTGCATTGTGGCAACTCCTCTTGAGGAAGATTGCGCATATGTCTGATGGTCGCAAGACGGTGCCGGATGTACTCTTCAGTATCCTGTAGGGACATCAGGGGGATGAGCTTTTGTTCAGTAATCCTGTTGGGATAACTTGGCTCACTTGACCTGCCTGGTGACCAGTCGGTAAAGATAAACTGAATGGCCATGTGGTCTTCGGTGATGATGTCTGGGTTAAGCCAGCGATAAATGCTGCCCTGCAGTTTGTAATCATCGGTCTTGGTGTCATTGATCCAAGTGAAGACTGTGGTAGTTTTGAAGTCTTCAACTCGGCCCTCTGCCACGAAGTCAAACTTACCTGAGATTTTCTGCCCATCAATTACCCGTGATGAACGGAGTTCCATGTACACAGGAATGTCGTGCATGGTTAATGTCTTGGGATCTGGATTGATCTTGATGCGGTCACGGATCTCTTGCGGATACCCCAGCAGTTCCATTGCTTGATGATAGTTACCTTTCCATGCCCGCTCGATGCCATCATGGATGGCAGAGCCTGTCCGGGATTTCACTACCGAGAGGATATCTACTGCGTCTTTTCCAGCGGGAACTCTGGCAGACAGTACAAGTTGGCGTAGTGGTTTGATTAGGGATGTTGCGGATATTGCGCTTGCGTCGTAGTCATAATTGTCCGTTGCAAGGTAAACAGCGACAGACAAGGGTACCCCGGTCATATTGGTATATGAGGCCATGATTATTCCGTTTTTTGTGTGGGAAATGGAGCGTATAGAGAGGGTTAAAACTTTTCTGGGAAATTTATGTGGCTTTGTTGATTAGCCTTTTGACCTGGTAAGCCATCTGGGTTGGCTCCCCAACATTGATGACGCTGTGCATCTCAGCTGGGTTGAATTCGATGGTGAGGTCTTTGGCATTAGCCGGTTGCCCTGGGCGATGTACCCATAGCACAAGGTCAAACAGTTTCTTGGCTGCGGCATACTCATCTTTGCAGCGCATGCCAACGTAGATCTGATTGGTTTCCAGTATCTCTCTGGCCAATCTGGATTTATCTGGGGTGTTGTACGCTGAGATGGCAGCTTTCCACTCTGGGCGGTAGCTGAATCTGTCAGCCAGTGCGGCAGCAGAGTTGGCATACCGCACGATGTTCTGCAGGGCCGGCTTTACAGCAATTTCATAGGCTGCAAGACTCGATGATATGAAAGACAGCCCGTACAATGTGTGGAGCAACTCTGCCAGGGTGTCTTTGCCATGTTGGGTGTGGCCCAAGATAAGTAAGTGGGGTTTTGGTGACACTGGTTTCTCCTTTTGGGGTGAGTAATTTGGGCAGGAGTCTACGCAGAAAAAATTTGATTTTTCTGTCTAATAGATCATAATGTGGGGCAAGGAAATCAATGACTTACAGGCAGTGGCGGCAAAATTCTATTAGACACACGGAGAGTGTAACTAAATGATTTATAAAGGTTTAATGCGTGGAGGGCTATTGGCTTTTAACCAATTGGTCGTGCGTTCAAGTCGCACACGGCCCACCATATAAGCTTGTAAATCAAGCACTTAGAAGGCACCTGATCGGTGCCTTTTTTGTTTCTGTCTATTTGATTCCAGCTTGTCTAATAGATGCCCGGTAAAAACGGTCATATTCTCTCTGGTTTGGGGCGGTAATGCTTGGCCGTCACCGCTGAAGACGTGTGGCGGAGCAGGTGTGCAGCCCCTGAAAGGGTCTCATTCTCTACTGCTTTGCGGCGTAGATCATGTTCAGTGAAGTGGTTGCACAGCTTCGCTGTAACTGCTTTGGTCATGTAGCGTTGCCAGATAGAGTCGAAGCCAGAGGTACTGCCTGACTCATTGATGTAGGCCTTGTACTGTTTCCCAAAGAACAGGGGTGCATCTCCTATTCTTGGGGGAGCATCATCCAGCAGCTCCTGTACGATCGCCCTTAACTGATCAGTCCAAGCCACGATAAAGACATCATCGGTACGCTTGTTGTTGGTGAACTTAATCCCTTCGGGTAACAGATCACTGCGCATAAGGCGTAGAAGCTCTCCCTTGCGTCGTCCTTTGGCATGCAGCTTCAGCATCACGTAGAGCTGCCATTTGCGTGGTAGCGTCTGTACGAAGGCTATGAGGTGCTCATCGGTGACATCGTTGTTCCTGCCCTCTGTGGTGGGCTTCTTGAACTGCCCAATAAGAGGGTTGGCTTTGATGGCTCCAATGCGTACTGCATAGCTCAGGGCAGAAGAGAGACACTCAGCACACTGTTTGGCTATCTTCTTGGATTCGTTCTTAGCCAGGTGATCAGACATCTGGTAAGCGTGAAACGGCTCTACTGCAGCTACTGGAATGCGCGTGGTGGTGAATATCTTACGTAGCCTTGGTAAGGCGTAAAGATAGTAGCGTTTCGTTGCCACAGCGAGCGTAGAGAGGTACTCGAACTCAAACCTATCAAACAGATCCTGCATGGTCACCACAGTGGCTATGCTCTTGTGGATTCGTTTGGAGTAGGTCTCATGGGCTTCGGACAGCGTGCTGCCCAGCCTGAACCAAGATTTATTATCCCAGTCGGGCTTTTCTGGTGGTGGGACTAGGTAATAATACGCCCCGTTTTTAAGTGCCCAGCGCTTTGGCAGGGAACGGTTCTGCTTCAAGCGTGGTTTTGGCACCTTGGGTATCCTGGTTCAATGGGGTTAATCAAACGATAACACGATGGCGGGGGTTACTGGAAGTTGCTGGGACTTTACCCCAAAGCCTTGTTCTACTGCTGTCTTGTGGGCAATAACCCGTCCTTTGGCATCGTGAATGAAGGGTATTCCGTTGATATGAAGCCAGCTCTTGAGAGTTGACTGCCGCTTGCAATGGGATATATCAAAGAGATCCCCTTGGGTATAAATGTCATGAGTCATCTGGGAAAGCCTTCTCGATGAAAGGGATAGCAAATTTGGCGGCACGGACATACTCGCTTGCTTGCCTTTTGTCCAAGTTCATCATGGTTTGTACTTCTCTGGTGTTGATCAGCGTAATACACTGCAGGACGTTAAGAAGTCTGCCGGTATTGAGGGGAATACGGTTTGCCTCACGAATACAGGCCGTGTGTAGGATGTTCTCTATTGGCCCATCAAACGCAGAGCTAATATTTTGGATTCTCTGTATCACCGTGTTGGGGATATTGACGCCAGGGGCTTTGTGCTGCTTGCCCCCGGCTTGGTGATAACGAATCCTGTCTGCGCGTGCTTTACCTAAGTGTTCTGTAAAATCCGACAAATCATCTATCGTGTAGTAATTGGCACGAATCTTGAAACTCCTTATAAATCAATGGCAAAAACGGCTGCTTATATATATACCCTCCAAGCGGCTGCATGCCACTCGGTCAGGGAGTCTGAAGACCGCCCCGCACGGGATGGGCTTCGCCCTTTCTACCAAGGTAACGGAGTTACCCCTCAAAACCAGTGACCATAACCTAAACACGCAGCCCCGCGAGGAGGAGCGCAGCGACGAGCGAGCAAGGAGGCGGGAGTGTTTAGGTTATGGATTATTACCGGCAGATCATCTTCCTGCCGCCACCAATAAGGAATTGGCGTCATGGACCCTCCGCCGCTGCGCGTCGGTCTCCATTCCTGATCCCTTATTGATGTCTGGGAAATATCCCCAGAAAAAGTTTTGGGGGTTTTGTATAACAGCTCAACTTTTTTAATTGGTTGGGCGGCATATGACTTGTGGTACTGGTTTCGGATCATTCCCTTTACCGGGCGATCCAGACTTAAACTCTGTTGTGCTCACTGCTCAGACTGTCTTGAATGGGGTAGCGCTCAGTTGGACATACCCGGCTGTGTTGGGGTACGGGGTAGCGCACACAATAATCTATCGCAGCACTGCAAATGTTTTTGCTGGTGCGGCGCAACATAAGATTATAGGGGGAAACTACTTCTTTGACCCAGTGATACCTGTTACCGCGACCACTTATTACTACTGGATCCGGCTGGTATCAATGCAAGGCACTGTGGGAGACCCCATTGGGCCAGCTTCTGCTTTGGTGGGGGCCGGTGCTGCCAGCATGTTGGATCTGTTCACAGATTCGATTCTGGAGAGTGCGCTCAGCGCTGCCTTGCGTGCCAAGATAGCTACCATATTCTCTGTAGAAGGGGGCTTGGCTGCTGAGGCTGCATACAGGGCTGCAGGGGAGGATGCGATGGCAGACCTCTACGCCTCTCTGTCGGATGATATGGCAGGATTGAATACATTCCTAGGGGCTGAGGTAATTGCCAGAACAAACGCTGATAGTGCCTTGGTTGCTTCCGTGAATCTGGCCTACGCCATGTATAACGATAATGCCGGGGCTATCCTAGCTGAGCAGCTAGTTCGTGCAAATGCAGACGGAGCAATGGCCAGTGACATCATCAACATGGAAGCCAGATTACTGGTTGAGGTTGACCCGGAAGACCTACTGCCTGTATCCCCTGGTGCAGCCTACGCAACCTACGCTGCGCTAAACTCTGCTGTCTCTGCAGCTGCTGCCGACAAGCGTAAATACTATCGTGTCGTAGACCCTGCAGCTGCTCTGGAAGAGGTGCTATACCGCTCCAATGGTACTACTTGGTCACTGATAGGCACTGAGCAGTACGCCCAACTTGAACAAGTAATGCGCGTAACTGCCAGCAAGGCTACCGGGCTAGAGTCTCAATACACATTAAAGGTAAGCGCAGGCAATGCAATCGCTGGTATAGGGCTGGCAGCAACTGACTTTGATGGGACACCCACCTCTGCCTTCATTGTACAGGCAGATAAGTTCGCTCTATTGGCTGCTTCTGACTACATACAAGACAGTACACCTACTGCAACTACTGTCGGAGAGACTTGGTACAAACCAAGTACCCAGCAGGATTTCAGATCCACTGCAGCGGGTACCGGTGGCTGGGAGTTGTACGCCCCGATTATTCCGTTTGGTGTGGATGCGGTAACGGGAACTGCTTACGTCTCCAATAGCCTGAGAATTGGTGCCGGCGGTACGGCCTTGTCTACCGTAGCGGGGGAGGCAAGCGAAGGTGCTTCTGCCTACGCATCTGTAATCCATGGCACCACTGGCTTGGCTACGAAGATGGGGCTGGCAGTACAGAACGTGCTCGCTGGTGAGGGCGGGCTGAAGATCGGCACAATTGACTGGGATGTTGATGGTGTTGTTGCAGCTGGTGGCTACGGCGTAGCGATTACCTCAAAAGGTATTGTTGGGCGTAGCTCTGTCACTGGAGCTGACACGTTTGTATTGGACGCTACGACAGGCAAGGCCACATTCAAGGATGATATCGAAACAGCCGGCAGAGTCATCGCAACAGGGGGTGAGACCCATGCAGGTGTTCTGGCCGCAATGCACGCCATTGCTGGTGCAGTTGGGGGCGTAGGTCTATACGGCTCATCTGGTTTATATGGTAGTGCTGGCGTGGATGGCAATACTGGCGTCCACGTTGGTGTACGGGGCGAAGCAACTGCAACCGGAGGTACCGCCATTCTAGCGGTCGCTACGGGCGGCGCTACTGCCTTAACTGTCAATGGGCCAATGACCATAAACAATAGCATAAAGGTGGATCTACTCAACGCAGACTTTCTGGATGGGTACACCTATGCCGATCTGGCCCCACTAATCCATACACACTGGATCGACAGCATATATCAGTCCAGCGGTGCTACCGATGGTTCTGACGCCCATGTAGCAAAATTTCAATACAGTACGGTAGACCCCCATACAGGCCCGTGGACCAACTTTTATCTGAGGAGAGTCAATTGGTAATGCACAGTAGAAATGTAACTACGCCAGCCAGAGCGGCTAAAGAAGTTACGCAGAAGTTGAAATCTGTACTCCACAAAATAGGGCACAGTGTTGTTGTTGTGCTTGATGAGAGTCCCGAGGTTACTGAACTCCCCCTACCGGAAACTGTAGCGCCACCCAAAAAGTATAGAACTATTGTTATCGAGGGTGACCTGTACAAGGAGTTTATGGCGGAAAAGCCGGCCTGGTCTGACAAGAAACCCAAGAATGAATTCCGCGGCGAGGACATATTCCTCTTCGTTGATGTGTTCAGTGAGCAGCTGAGTTAAAACAAATAATTGAAAAGGGGGAACGGATGTTAAAGATAGAGGCAGGGCAGGTATTACAAATGGCTCGGGTTATTCTTGAGCGCAATGCAGGTAACTCACTCAGCCCGGATTTAATTGCGGGGATGCTCCGTGCTGTGGGAGAAAACATCGCTGCGTTGGTGAAAGAACCTGAGCCTGAGCCAGTCACACCTAAATATTATGCTGGCCCAGACACAAAATCATCTGCCGGTACTGCCCAAGCCGCCTGAGCCACGCGCTGTTGAAGAAACGGTATAAACCTCTTCAAAGGTACACTGGTAATACGGACGTAGCTCTGCTTGAGCAATACGATCCCCCACGGCCACTACAAAGTGATCAGTGGGGTGATCGTTTTTCAGAGTCACCATCAACTCTCCGCGGTAATCATTGTCGATCTTGCCAACGCTGTTGCTGAGGGAGATGCGATGCTTGGCTCCGTGACCACTACGACTGAAGGTATCAATGCACCAGCCTTCTGGTGGCTCAAAGATGAGTCCAGTGCGAACAGTAACGTGCTCACCGGGTAGAATTGCAGCAGCCTCTACGCTGCGGATATCAAAGCAAGTTGCGTGCTCCGACTCATACTTGGGGATTACTGCATCACGGCTGACGCGCATGACTTTTAATACTGGCTTAATCATTTTTACTCCTGGTTTACGAAAAGCTCTGGGGGCAGGGTGAGGATAACTACACCCTTTTTGATTTTGAACTCTAAACATTTGAATGGCTGATCCGCCTTTAAAAAACCACCGCTTATTGAAGTCATGGACTTACCTGAAGAGTAGGAGTGATCTACGGAATAGGTATCTCCTGCGGTAATAGCCAATCGGTTTTTATTCCGCAACACATCAATCCTGCATGCTTCCAACAAACCAGCCTCTTTGAGGATGACTTTGCTGAAAGTTATGCGGGGCATTTTGTTGCTGAAGTAGAGGGTGATGTTTTTGAGGATTGTTTCTTTCTTGCTTACTGACGCGAAGCCAGTTAATCGAGCTGCGGCCATGGGAGTTCCTGTTACGCTATAAAGTGAGTCAGCGGCACGCAGTAGGCGCGGGAAACCATGAGCATAGTATCCCAGCTGAGATGGCACCCGTAATTTCTTGTGGCTTCGATGTCCTCGAGATTCTTGACAGTGATGCTGAGCAAATCGGCACCTGCGATCATTGAAAGATTGCTGCCTAAGCGGAGGTTTTTGATGATTGCTTTGGCATGCAGCTCATTTTTACTGAACTTACTGTTGGCGGGCATAAACACGGCTTTCGGCATGGCAGCTTCCTTATGTTTGTGGGTAGATAGGGTATACATTGTAATAGAATAATTATACCTCTAAACTTAGTGGGATTAGTGCTTTAACGCATCTCCCTCATCTGGCGAGCATTGAACACAGCTACACCAGGGAGTACGCAGACATAGGCCGGCGTTACGCTGCATAGCCATATCCCGCTTAATGAAATATTCATCCAGGTCATCGTCTTCATGTGGTTTCATCGTGCTCTCCGAGAAACGGAGTGATCTTCGAGCAGGACTTCCTTGATCTTCTCTGCAGTGGTTTTCAGTTTGTTCAGGCGCTTACGCAACATCTGCATCTCAGCCTCCGTGCCATCTTTACTGGCCAGATGCAGCTCATTAACTTGGTTGCTGATGTACTTGTGCAGGTCTTCTGAAATCCGCGCAAGGGTAGGGGCGGCAATCGCTTTATTCGTCTGCCGTCTGCGCTGGATAGTGCTGACAGTCTGCTTGGCTGTGCGAGCTATCTTGATAACCTGGAGTACCTTGGTGAGGCTGATCGGGGGGAATTTCATACTACCGTCCTATGTAAAAGTAATGGTCTTCAATCTGAATGGGCGCTGTTACTGCCCAGTTGGGTCTTTCATCTAGCGAGTCAAAATGGGTAGCGCCATTTACTGGATCGGGGATCACTCCCAAGATGGTGAGCATGCTTATTGACATGGCTTGCATGTGAGCCTGTTGGTCATTAATCGATTCCTTCTTCCCATCCCAGTAATACTCAAACTGCATGTATTGATGAACTACCTCGCAGTAATCATCAGAGTATCGGGTGTCTTTTGTTCGATGCTGGACAACATAGCCAACAGCCATTTGTCCCAAGGAGCTTTGATCACGGCTCTCAAAATAGATTGCCTCTGCCATACATAACACAGCGGTTAAAAACATAGTGCCTCTTTAAATTGGTTTTACCTCACAAAACTCCTGGAGAGGCTTACATGAGCGAAAATTAAATTAATAATTCAAATAATGCTGACAAATTTATATCCCAGAAAACTTTTATTTCTTCGGGCAGACTCTGAAAACTTTTAACCTACTCCCCCCAAAGAGGACTCGAAATGTCTGCTTTTTCTGATTATCTTGAAACAACACTGGGTACACTCTTATTGAAGGGGGGTGCTTACACAAGCGGTGCGGTTTATCTGGCACTGTTTACATCAGCTCCTTCAGATGCCGGTGGCGGTGTTGAATGTTCCTATGTTGGGTATGCACGCCAACAGGCGCATACCACCGTTGTATCTGACGGCTTCAACGCTTCAGCGGGTACGTTCACAAATGCGAAATCTGTTTCATTCCCTGCTGTTGCGGGTGCAACGATTACGGTTACGCATTGGGCACTGTTTAGTGCAGTATCGGCGGGTAACTTGCTGTTCCACGCGCCTTTGACTAACTCAAAGACTCTGGATGTAAACGATGTACTGAACTTCCCAATCAGTTCGATCAGTATCACCCTCGCATAATAAAGGTGTCCGGTATTGTTACTAGGACGTGCGCTGTTTGCAGGGTACTTTTTACTTGCCGGCTTACAAATCGAAGCTCAGGGCACAGCTACTGCTACGGCCCAAGCTGACGCACTCGTAATAAAGCACACGCAATCTGCTGGTACTGCCACAGCTTCAGGAACAATATCGATATTCGCCAGTAAAATTGAGCCAGGTGCTTTAACAGCCCTGGCTGAATCTATTTCTACTGGTTATGGCTCTCGGGTAACCAAAGGGGCTACGTCACTATCTTCCAGCGCAGCGGCGGAAGCCGCAGCATGGAAACTATCTTCTGGTCAAAGCAGCTTATCTGCTAATGCTGTGGGTACGGCCTATACAAGCAATAATGCACAAGTTACTGATATAACTTGTACGGCCTCTGCCAGTGTCAGTTGCAATGCTAAAGCCGATTACAAAGGTAGCTCTACTCTTTCTGGTTTAGCGACTGCTAGTGCATACGCCTCTGGAATTGAGCCAGCAGCAAGCACGCTAAATGCGACAAGCACGGTTACAGTTAATCCGTATTCGCTACTCAATGTAGCAAGCACTTTACCAACGACAGCTACTGCTACAGGCAGTGGTGCCATTACTCGTGCAGCTGGGTCTGACTTAAGCTCTAGCGCAGATGCACAAGCACTCGTAGAACGTGTAACCCCAATTTACTTCCCACAATACCCAAGTACAAATTTGGTATTCGGTGGGGTAATTCTGGGCGGTTCCCAGTGGTTTGATTGCCCGGTATTGGGAGAAGCGTGTACTGCTACTGTATTGGTAGATAGCCTTACAGTTGCGGTAGCAGAATCGACTCTAAGTAGTAATGCTGCGGCGACAGGCTATGCCTACATAGCAGCAGCAGGGGCCAGTACGTTATCTGGTACAGCTACTGTCACTAGCTTTGCTTCTAAGCGGGAACACGCAGCCTCAGTATTAACGGCTGGTGCTACGTGTACCGCCTATGGCTTCAACACTGAGCCAGTAATCTTAAGTTGTACCGTTACTGCAATAGCCACCGGTGCTGGGGCTATAACCCGAGCTGGTGACAGTAGCTTAACTGGTTTGGCTACTGCGACAGCTGCTGTAAATACTACAGGATCTGCTGCCAGTTCATTGAACAGTGTGGCAACTGCGGCGTGTGAAGCGGTGCGGATATGCCTTGGCAATATCAGCTGCACAGGTAGTGCGGTTGTTGTTGTAAGCAGCTCAAGCACGCTTGGAGTGGCAAGCAGCTTAACTGGATCTGCCACGGTTGCGGTTGAAGGGCATCGTCTTGCTGACGCAGGAGGTATTGCCGAAAGCTCAGCCATGGCCTCCGTAGAAGGTCAGAGAAACGTATACGAGCGTTACACAGAGATTTACCCAAGTACTAATTTGATCTTTGGTATGACCGTATTGGGTGGCTCTCAGTGGCTTGAGTACCTACCACCTGGCGCAGTCGCCACAGCAAATGTCTTAGTAAATAGCACAGTATTTAGTATCGGGTACGTCTCAACCGATGCGTCTGCAGAAGTGGATATTTGGGCCTCTGTTGTAAAAGCAGCAGGCAGTACTGCAGTAAGCCAAAGTGTCTGTGCCGTAGATACCGCGGTTACAAGATCTGCAGCATCTTCATTACTGGCTACAGCCACAGCGCAAATTTTCGGGTTCAACACCGAACCTGTAATGGTTACGTGTACGGTTACTGCAGCGGCTACAGGTGCTGGGTACGTAGAGCGTTCAGCGTCTGGCAGTGTGCTCGCTACTGCCGTTGTGGTTGTTGGCGATAGCGCAATCACTCTTGGAGAAGTAGAGGCCACAGCAACTGCTACAGTTATTGTGGCGGGTGTTCGTAACGCCTTTACAGGTATCGTCAGTTACCCAAGCAGCAACCTGATTTTTGGCGCGACTATCCTTGGTGGCTCACACTGGATTGATTACCCAGCAATAGGTGCTCAAGCAACAGCAACAGGGATCGCTGATGCAACAGTCTGGGCGACTGTTTCTGTAGACGCTTATGCGTATGCGTATGGCTACGGTTTTTCACTCGTCAGTACCGTTGTAAAAGCCTACGCAGAAGTACTAGCCGAAGCCAGTGCTCAAGCAACAGCCCAAATGGTGGTTAGCGCTGCCTCTGCAGCAAATGCACAGGCGAGTGCTGAGGGCAGCGTAGGGCTGATCTACGCTGCTTCCGTAGATGCGTTGGTTGTTTGTAATGCTACTGCTACGCCCAGGGTAATTACTCGTGGTGCCGGCAGTGCTTTGGCAACCGCTTCAATGTCCGTGTCAGTATCAAAAATAGAATTGGGTGCGGTCAGTGCAATAGCAAGCGCGAGTGCAACAGCAACCGGGCATGTTGGTTTACTGTTTTTAGGTGAAGTTCACCTGACCGCAACTGCACAAGCAAACCACGCGATTTCTCAGATTAATGGTTTAGCTTCTGCTTCAATAGACAGAACTTACGCTGTACCCACAATAAATAGAGTCGGGTATGTAGAAGACGAAGCCAGATTTGTTGAGTTATCTGCCCTGGGGCACTCCTACATAGTAAGGCCTAAGATATCGATTTACGAGATAGATTCGGGTACCCGCTCGGTGGGTGTGTTAGCGGGTATCCAGTGTTACGAAGTGGCTGGCGATGTCCATAAATATTGTATTGCTGTTGGCACCCGTGAGAGCGGCCTCACAGAAGTTTATAACCTTAAGGTGGCGTAATGATTGCGTTCTCGAAGCAGCCAGATGACATATTGGATTATGACATTGATATGGGCAAATGGTTTGGTGCTTGGGCACCAGATGATTTTATAACGTCTATAACATTCGTGCTGGTAAGCGCCGAAGAACAAAGTCCATTACTGGTAGTGGGGCCAGGTAGCCACCCTGATACGGTGATACTGGGTACCCCGGCAATCCGTTTCAAAGTCTGGCTTGGCAGCGGCACAATTAATATGGACTACAAAATCACATTTCTTGTGGTGACTAACCAAGGCCGGCGTAAAGAAGTCGATGTCTGTGTATCAGTGAGGGAAAAATGAGTTTTACAAACAATGTAAAAACCACATTAAATACTGCGATCGACTCCAGCATTTCTACGATCATTCTGAATGTAGCGACAGCGCCATTCAATAACCCACCGTTAAGTGGTGGCAGGGTGATGCTTACAGATTCACTGGTTAACCCGGCTAATTTTGAAATTATTACCTATAGCCGTGCCCAGGTAAGCGGCGGGACTATCACACTGTATGAGTGCGCTCGTGGCCTGGAAAACACTACAGGGGTTAGTTGGGTATCGGGTAGCACTGCGTTCATGTCGTTGACTGCCGAACAAGCAGCTGGGTTTGCTAGATCTGCGCACATTATCGATTTTAATGGCGGGAACTCTTCCACCGTTTATTGGGATTCAACTATCAACTGCGGAGCTTCAATATAATGCCAACACAAATTCAAGTGCGTAAAGATACAGCTGCAAATTGGGCTACCAATAACCCTATCCTGTTACCAGGTGAGTTTGGGCATGTCAGCGGCACAGGGTTAGTTAAAATCGGGGATGGTGTAACTAGCTGGAATAACTTGCTGTACGTCGGCACAGACTATTATGCGTTGACAGCTAACGGTAGTGCTGTTGGTCCGACCATTGCAAACTTCTTCTCAGCTGGAAATATCGTGTTACCGGCTGCAAGTAGTTTTGACCTGGAGTATGGAATACACTTCACGAAGACTACTGCGGGTACGGTGACTTTCACACTGACCAATTCGCAGGCTCCTGTGAACATGGCAGCATACTACGTGGGTGGGCCGGTTACTGGTGTTCAAGCTGTGGGTGCGCCGATCACGGCTGCAGTTGCTAACTCAGTAGCCCTTGCAACAGTAATCCCGGTTACCTCTTCATTGACCACAGCGGTTAACCACCAGTTCCGTATACGAGCTAATGTTACAACGCATGCCACGATAGCGAGTAAGGTGTCCCTACAAGTGACTTCAAGTGCTGGTACGATTACACCATTGAGAGGGAGCTTCTACACGGTAAGAGCAATACCAGCTAACGTAGGAGCCTTCGTAGCATGAGCTATCTAATCAGTTGTGGAGGCTCAGCTTCCACGGATTTACCTGAAGTCGTTGAGGGCTTTGATGCCCTCCGCAATTGGGTAAGTGTGGGGCAGTTAACTCTCACCAACAAGACGCTGACTGCGCCGACCATCAATGGCATCACCGGTGTTCTGGATATTAATACAGGCACAGCCATAGCCTCTGCCGGTACGATCAACCTCAACACAGCTACAGGCAACCGGGTACACATTACGGGCACGACAACGATTACGGCTGTCACTCTTACCCGTGGGCCTCGTACAGTTATCTTTGACGGCATCCTGACGCTAACCCATAACGCTACGACCAATAACCTGCCGGGTGCTGCAAATATAACAACGGCGGCTGGTGACAGGGCTATTTATGAGAGTGATGGGACTACGGTTTACTGCGTGAGTTACATCAAAGCTACTGGTGCTGCGGTGGTTGTGTCACCTGCTAGTGAGTTCACGTTTACAACTAGCAAGGCTGTTTCTGCGGCAGGGAAAGCGCTGGTAATTAATAGCGCGGGCTTAGTGAAAGAAAGCACAATAGCTGCTGCTAGTGTCGGAACGGTCTCAACATTCAACGCGTCAGAGACTAACGCTTGTTCTGTTACCTATGACCCAGTAGCAGCCGTATATGCAATCTTTTATAGAGACGTATTATCTGCAAATAAAGGCAAGGTAATTCTTGCAACAGTTGCGACAAACAACACAATATCTTATGGGACCGCTACAGTGTTTGATTCTGATGTGGATGGTAGTGGGCAGGTTAATATTGGCTCTTGCTATGACCCCGTGACAGCTCAAATTATTGTAGCTTACAGTAGGGTTGCCGACGGTTTTGCAAGATTGATCACTGCAAAAATAACAGGCGCAGCAATCACGTTTGGTACGTCTGCCTCCACCGGGGTATCTTCTTGGGGGCCGATTGGCGTGTGTTATGACACATCCGTTAATAGGGCACTTGTAAGCTTGAGAGACAGTAATGACACAATGAAATGTATAGTTGCTACTGTTTCAGGCACTAGCATTACGTTTGGAACTCCGCTAACTACCGTTGCCAGTGGGAGTAATGGCTACACTGCTGCCGTAGTACATTGCGGGTCTCTGGCAACAAACGCGATGACATACAACACCAGTGGGCGCGGGTATATAAAGCAAATTAAGATAGACCCCACAACTTTTGTGCCCTCAGTCAGTGGTAATTACGGTGTTGAGTCCTACAATTCGGGATATGGCCCTTTTGCGGGTAATGCCTGTCTTGTGTGGATTGAGTCGCTTGCTAGACTTGCCGCTATATTTGGCTCGAACGGAACCAGTGGTGTTGACGGCTTGTATGGCATGCTTATGTCAAACGGAACGAGTGGCTATTTTGTACATGCAGCATCTGTAGCCATAGACTCTGCTTCAGGTTGGGGCGGCGCTCCATATCAACATTATTTATCAATTAGTTACTCTGCCGCCTCTGGTGCATTGTGTATTGCGTATCCAGACATTAATGCCTCTTATGTGGGGAAGATAAGTTTTTCGGCAATTCCTACTGCAAGCACTCTGAGCTTTGGCGCTAAAACGACTTGGCAATCTTCAGCAACTGATATGACGTTTCTTTGCGCGAATAATAGTAACTATCAGGTGCTGGCCGGGGCATTTGATAACCCTAATCCATTGCCATCTGCGGCTATCAACGGCACGGCTGTTGCAGCTACAGCCCCGGTGGTAGATGAGCGAACACAGTTTATTGGGTTCTCAACTGCACCAGCCATACAAGGTGGTCCTGTTGCTGTAACCCTGCCGTTTGGAACAAATACTAGCCAGTCAGGATTAACCCCAAACACTTTGTATTACTTGAGCAGCACTAACGGGACGACCCTAACCACTACTGTAAGCGGGCCTGCTGTAGCTCGCGCTCTATCGGCCACAGCTATATTGGTTTTAGGCACTAACACATTCCCATAAGGTGAAATATGAAGCTAGTTCTTGAAAAAGAAACAAACGTAGCGGTGCTTATGTTTTCGGATGATGCGACGATTTTGCTATTAGAAGACAGGTTGGAGTCAAATGACTTGATGGTAACCGACATTAATTCATCTACCCACAAGATTGTTGATGGGGCTGCGCCAGAGTCACCTTTATACTGGATTGCTCGCGCCTTGAAGTTTGATGGGGGGTGGGTAATATCAGATCAAGACTTATATGATGCGTATTTACCAAACGCAGTAATAATTGCCGCCGACAACGCATCAAAGGAAGCGGCTTACAATCGGCATCAAGCCACTGAGCAGGCGAAGAGCGTTAGAGCCAGCCGAGATACTCTACTTGCCGAGTGCGACTGGGTAGCCATTAAAGCGTTCGAGACTGCCACTGCTGTATCAGCGCAGTGGGCTACCTACCGTCAAGCGCTGCGCGACATTACAGCGCAAACAGGTTTCCCGTGGTCTGTTGAATGGCCAACCAATCCATAACAAAGCAGCGGAGTAAAACATGACAACACTATCTTCAATCGTCACCGCGACGAGTACAACGGCGGCTATCGATCTGTGCGCTGCAGATGCTGCCACCCAAATAGCGCCAGTGTGGGGGGGCATATGATTACTGACTGGAGCAAATACGCCCCGTACTTCAAAGAAGCTGAGTTTGATTGCAAGGAAACCAGTGAGAACGACATGCAGCCAGAGTTCATGAATGCACTCTTGGAGCTGCGTAAGCAATACGGCAAGAGCATGACTATTACTTCAGGTTTCCGCTCTTGTGAGCACTCAAGAGAAGCCAAGAAGGATACCCCTGGCTATCACACCAAAGGACTGGCTGCAGATATTGCCTGTGATTTCTTCTCTGCCAATGCTATTGCGAAGTTGGCTATTGCTGCCGACTTTACTGTAGGGGTCAGCCAGAGATCTGGGCTACCGAGATTCATTCATCTGGATTTACGTCCAGGCACCCCAGGCCTATACAGTTACTAACTTGCTCTTGCCACTGGGGAATACTCGGTGGCAATGCTCCTCTCGTAAGCATCCAATGCCTCTTCCACTGCACGCATATCATAGGCAATAACAAAGCCTTTGGCAGGATGGAAGATACTCTCTGAATTATCGTTGTTGTGCCTGAACTGCTTCTTTGCTTCCCGGATATGCTTACGCAGAGTGTGGATCTGGGTTACGGTATTCATGTGGCTACCCTCAGAATATTCCCCTTTATGGGGAGTTTTACCGGAGATTACGCCTACACAGTTGAAACTTAAAAGAGTAAATCCAAAGAAATAAATCTATCAACTTGGGATAATTGATAGGAATTTACTAATTGGATGGGTTGCCATGTTTATTACTGACAGAGAAGATTTCGATTTCAAACCATTATGGAAAGGTAAAGTAAGGCTGCAAGGCACGCTGATTTACCAAGATTCTGTGGTAGGGCTGATTGTTGTCCCAGATGGCTTTGAGTTTGACCTGGCAAGCTACGGCAAGATCTCCAGGAGCGTCTTCGATAAGCTCGGGCAATCTATGCGACCAGCAGCAGTTCATGACTGGCTGTACGGGACGCAGCCTGTTGGGGTAACCCGAGCACAGGCAGATATGATTTACCGTGATGCGCTCATCCTGGAAGGGGCCAACGCCGCTTCAGCTTACTCCCAGTGGCTTGGGGTGAGGGCAGGCGGATGGGTTTTCTGGAACCGACGCAGTAAATCGAAGATGCTAGTGTGAGTGGTTGGTACTTGTACCGGGCCACTGGATAGATTTGAACAGTTCCAGGAAGCTGGTAAGACTTCCCTCTATGATCTCAGCTTTACCTGTTTCCACCCGCCAGACGAGAAACTCGATACTCTGGCGAATTCCCCTGTAGCTATGTGGGGAGAGGAACAAGGTAAGGCTGAGTTCTTGCCCAGAGGAGAATGTGACAACAACTTCTGTTTGGTGCCCTGCAGCGGATCCCCTGTAATCCAATGATGCGTAAAACGCGATGCGCTCAAACTGAGCGTACTCATAATTCTGGTTTGGGGCCAAGAAGAAGGGACTCTCTGAACTGAGCACTGTGATTGAGGCCGGCTTCATAATATTTCCGCAATAAAAAAGCCCCAGTTAAGGGGCTGAAGTTTTACTCCTGGTTTACTCTTTAGGGGCTTCGCCGCCCAAAGCTTCCGTGTATCTCTTGACGAGCTGCTGCTCTATTCCCCTGAACATTTTCGCACCTAAGTAGGCAGAGACTGATATTGCTAGGGCCAGGGTAACCCAGTCAGGCAGCATCCATGAAATGGTGGGGTAAGCATCATTCATGAGGTACCCACACAGGATGGCCGTCAGGAACTCACTGAAGACCCACAGCAGAGATGCTTTCTGCCCAGCAAGAACTCTATTTGATATTGAGATGATGCCGCTGATTGTACTGATCAGGAAAGCCGCAAGGATATTCCAAAATTCAGGGGGGGTATTGTTTTGCATGGCCATACTCCATTTAAATTGCAATGGGTTGAAGCCTACCTATTTAAAGGGTGTATTTCAGGTATTTTTAATTGGGCAGGTTGTGTTTTTTGGCGCGGATGACTTGATCAAGTTTTTTGGCAGCTTTCAAAGCTTCTACCTCGCAGAAAGTAATGCCTTGTCCGGGTAATGCCCAACCCATTCTGCCGTCTTTTGCGGCTATTGGTACTGACCCGTAGCCATGAATGATTGAGGTTACCAGGCGTATTTCGCTTTTGGGGATTATCGCAAGTGCCATAACGCTGCCATCCTATATTGGGGGAGATTGTTTTTATTGGGCTGGTGGTTAAGATATGCACAATTAAAAAATATTTCACAACTATTTGATGAATTTTGTGAATTATTTTTATTACTGTAGTAGCTGACAGCATAACAGCTATTATTTGGTTGCCCGCCCGCAAGGCTGCGTACCAAATTGGGCGGGAATGCTCCTGTAGACGCATCGTTAAGCAACCTGCCTACCTAATACCCTCGTGAGAAGATAAGTTGCAAGCACCGATAGGTCAGGCTGCTTAACGATATGCCCAAAAAGAATCCTCTTTTGCGCCAGCAGAGAGGTTAACTGCTGTATGAGGGAACCTCCAACAAAAACCCCGACTTGTACCTTTCAATATTCCCTCTCAGCTCAGGAAGGTGAGGTTGGTTAATAAGGAATACATCGCCGCAGGCACCACACGGTATGCTGCGAATTACTGTAGCAAGGGAATTTTAATTTTGCTGGGGGTATTTCATGTAGGGTGCCAGGGCACCTACGCATCGGGATTTGTAATCCGTAGATTCACACTTGGAGGAATCAGCTCCTACAGGTGTCCTGACATAAAAAGTTGCCGGTCTCTCCCGAGCTGTCACGCACCCATTGATTGCACTATTGCCCGCCAGCCGGATTACCATGGTACCGGCTTGACTCATGCTGGTCGGTGTACGTTTAGACCGCTGCCCTTTACTCCAGGGAGAGGCTAGTCTTTGCGTGGGCGAAGGTTGCTGCAGTGTGTGCCAGATTTAACGCTGCCTGTGTGAGCTTCAAAGTATCATTGGCATTTGAACTGCCTGTGACGCTTTTTACCAAGTTGCGTATTGCTTCTTCAATCATGTCATTCATGGGTTTTAACTCCATTGTGTCCTGCAGCTTAATGCTGGTGCGCAGGTAACCAGTTAATTGCTAAATCACAATCCGTGAATAGAGTTGCTCAAGCTTGTGAGCGATAATCCCCATTTGTTCTTGCGCCATAGCTATTCGCCGCTCCAGTTCTGTTTCAGGATCTCGCGTGGCTTCTGTATTACGTGGCTCAGATGGCTCAGGCAACAGCACTGGGGCAAGTCTCTCCTCCAATGCAGAGATGATTTTACATATCTCAGGGTACTGATACTGTATCTGTTCCAGCCGTCCAAATACCCCGATAGAAATTGGAGCGGAACTTACACGGCCAGTATGGATATTGTATCGATCTGTGTTTAAGCCTGCTGACGGGAATTCACTGTTCATTTTGATATGCATTGGTTTGCTCCTGCAACTTGATCCTACGTTTTTGATGTTTATCCCCAGTGCTCACCAGTCCTTTACGCTTCAGCTGCCCAAGACGTTCATAGGCAGACTGATGGGTAACACTCTGGTGAGTAGCGAGTTCTCGGATGGTACAGTTTGGATTTTTGCTGATGTAACTCAGCATGGTTTGTTGCTTCTCGGTGAGGCTATCCATTCTTCATGCCTTCAAGGGATTGCTGCACTGCCTGATCAATATCCGCAGGGAAAATGATAAGAGCAGTGTTCTGGATTCCCAGTGCGACACAGGCACCCAATGTGAAGGCGATACCGATAACAAAAGTTTCGGTGATCAAGCGTAAAAAGGGGATTATTTGCTCTTTAAGATATTTCATTTTGTTTCCTCCTCGTCGATGATGGCTTGCACCTTTTTGGCTTGCAAACTGTAGTGTGCTATGCAGCTCTTCAAGTCGTGTTTATTTTGAAAATATGTGCTTGCATAATCACCCCAATCCGACACATCTTCTGCCGCTCTGCAAAACTCGGCACGCATTGAGTCCAAAAGCTCCACACTCACTATCCTGTGGGTGGCGGGGAGGGCGTATACAAGCCCTGTGCCCGAGCACGCAGTGCAGTGCTTGCGTCTAGCAGCGTCGCTAGTGTCGTAAAATCCCCACGGCAGGCAGACTGTGCAGGCTACCGGCTTAATCTCGCTCATTCTGTGCGCTCCTTGTGGTGGAGCATTGCGGCTCTGCAAGCATTCCACCCGGCTTTATAGTTTTTGCTGCTTTTATCGACAGTCTGAAAAGGCTCCATTTCCATCATGTCAGGCACTGCCGCCTGTGCCCCTGAGTGATAGCCTGCTACTGATGCGATGGGACGTGCAGCCTCCCCCTCAATCAATTCTCTGATCATCTTGGCTCCTGCGCCGTGGCGCTTATGGGCCGTGCTGGGTGATTGGGAGAGGGTTCCATACCCCATTCGGCGTAGAATGCCACGATCCTTTTCCACTCCCTCTGCTGGCGTAAACTCTGCTCAGCGTCGATGTATGGTTGCAATGCAGCATCTACTGCTGGCTTTCCATAACGCGATAACATAGTCGCGTAAATGAAGTGTGATGTGCTGACGACGCTATTGGTCATAAGCATGGCCCAATAATGAGCTACATCCGTTACAACATTTGGCAGGATCAAGGTAAATACTCCCAGGCGAAAATAGCAGCCCCGATTACAAGTAAAGTCAGGCTCCCTAACACCGTAAGGCCAACCGCGGGTCGCCAAGCATAAGGTACCGAGTCCAGATCAAATAGGGCATCGTAAACGTAAGCCAGAAACAGTATTAAAATTCCAGTTGCTATCATGTTAAGAGGCTCTCCGGTATCTCTACCTCACCGCCCAGCTTTGACTGAACGTAGCAGCGCATGGCTGCGATGAGCGGGGTTGGCCCGAACTGTGTGATGTAGCCGTGAAAATCAATTGCTTGCCAATCAAACCTTGTGAGTTGAGTGCAAACGGAAATCGCTTCACGCTCGATGATCGGCCCTCCCTGCGCCCAGCTGGTGCTGTAGCGGTACACATATTCACCGTGCTCGGTCGTGTGTCGGCGCTGCTCACGGAAGTCTTCTGCGCCGTACTTTACTTGTCCTTCGATTAAAGCCACCGCATAGTCCAGTTGCAGTCCTGTCAGTTCAGATGTTTTCATTTTCATTTTGTGTTATCCCGCGTCATTGAATGGGTTGTTCAACCTATCTTGGCCACCGTCATCTGCAAAATTAGATAAGGCTTGGGCCAAAGTGTCTGTTGGGTAAACAGCTACGATAATGCAGTGCGGATAAGCGTTCATACACTGTTCCCGTGCATGGTCGTCGTCCTCTGCTTCGCAGTAGAAGCCAAAGGGGTCATGCCCATCAATCCATGCGTTATCGGTGTACAAAACTATGTAATCCCCCAGAATATTCTGTGCCCAAACCATTGCGTCTTCTATTACTGAGGAGAGGATTTCCTGCCACTCTTCAAGTTGGTTTTCGCTGAATTGCTCAAAGGTTTCCCATACTTCCCCACTCTCGCAATGAAAGTGGTTGTACGCCACCTGGTCTGCCCGTTCTTGTATTTGTTCAAGTGTTTTCATACTCGCTCCGGGGTTGTAGCGGTGTAGTTAACAATAAGTGTTTGTTGTGCCCGTGGTACCCACAGCTTCTCTACCAGCAGCTCTACACGTTTCTGTGCAGCTACCCTTTGTTTGAGCAACCGCAATTCATTGGTTGCTGCTACGTGAGCACGCTTTCCTGCGTCCACTCGACCAGCGCTCTTTGTCTTGGTTTTCATAAGCACCTACAGAATTATCTGCTGGGATACTGCGAACAGTACCTGGGTCAGAAGAATGAGAGACAAGAGGTATTTTACGTTTTCCAGGGCTTGCCTGATAAAAGAGTTCATCTAGTCCCCCCATGATTATTTAACCCGCGTGAGACGTGGTTTCCTTACTACCGGGGTGAGGGTAATTTCATGCCCTACAGCCAAGGCAACACGGGCCAGTGTATCGATTCTGGGGGCCACTGTAGGACCATTACGCCAGTGGTACAGTGTGGTGAAGTGAACCCTGGCGCGTATAGCCAGGGACTTGATAGCAGGGCTATCGAATGCAGCGATTAAGCTGATGAGCTGAAGGAATATCAGCTCTCTAGGGTCAACCTTTATTTTCTTCATTGGTTTCATTCAAGGGTACCTATTGAGGTTCAATTTCACTGCAGAAGTTTTCCGCCGCAATCCGTAGCTCTTCCATGGCATCAAGGCCGCTTGCGTGAAGCAGGTGTAAGAGGTCGCTGATCAGATCTCTTATCACCGCTTCACTATCTGGTTCAGCTTCATCCAGGTAAGCCTCAACAGCTTCTTCAGCCCAATTGGCACGAGTGGTATATGATAAAATATTTCTCACGGTTTCTCCTTTAATTTAGCTTGGTACTCCAAGCACTGTTGGGTGATTTGCTCGATAGAAGCATTGTTGGGTAGGGTCAGTTCATCTGC